TTAACGTGCTGATCGAATTCGTTTTTTCAGATCAGTCCGCTGACCCTGTGCCGGCTTTTGTGCTTCGATTGGCTTGCCGGTAGCCGCGTCGATCTCCTGCGCAATCAGGGCGCCCTCCCCTGTGCCGGGATTTGTGCCGGCTCCGTGGGCCGCCGTTCGCCGGGCCTCGACCTCCAAGAACGCATAGGCGCGTTCGGTCTGGACGACGCTGCGGTGGCCAAGCTGGTCACGCACCATCTCCAGCGACCACTTCTCCTCCTGAAGCAACCGGCAGCCGTGGGTCCGACGCAGATCGTGCCAGCGCAGGTCCTTCACCTTCGCGCGCACAGCGGCTCGGCGCATGCCCCGGTCCAGGTGATTGAATCGCTCGCCGTCGTTGCGCTCGGGCCGCTCTACGGCCGCCGCTCGGCGCTGCCCTCGCTTCGTCGTCGCGGCGCCGTGGTGGAAGACGAACGCGCTCTTCATGTGTCGCGGCATCCGGGCGAGCACGTCGAGGGCGGGCTGCAGCAGGATCACCGTGCGCTCTCGCTTGCCCTTCGCGGTCTCGGCCGAGACGGTGAGTTGCTTTTGCGCCAGGTCGATCTGCGGCCAGGTGAGCGAGAACTGCTCCTCCTGGCGCAGGCCGGTGTAGATCGCGAACAGGATGGCGTCGCGCACGTAGGGCACCGACGATTCGAGCAATCGCGCCTCCTCGGCACGGCTGAGATACCGGGTGCGCGGTGGCGCTTCTCGCAGGCCGCGCTTCGACCGCTGCTTGAGGAACGGGATGACCGGGTTGATGTCGGCCCACTCGTTCTCGATCGCGAAGCCGAAGATCGTCGACAGGCACGCGAGGTCGCGCCGGACCGTCGGCGCCGACGCGCCGGCCGTGCGCCGGGCGGTCTCGAAGTCCTTCAGGTCCTTGGCGCGCAGTTCGAGAAGCAGCCTGCCTTTAAAGTGCTCGTTCAGCCAGTTGATCGACACGCCGTAGCGGCGGAGCGTGCTTGGGCGCAGCGACGGGCCATGCTCGGTGATGAATGCCGCGATGACGGCGTTCAAGGTCAGCCGCGGCTTCCCACCCCACGCCTGGGCCTCAAGGTCGGCGAGCCAGACTGCAAGACGTTGGCGAGCAACGCTCTCAGATCGTGTTCCGAGGGATTCGCGGATGTCCTGGCCGTTCTTCTGGATCCGGCCCCACCACGTTTTGCCGCGGAGGTAGATGTCGGCCATTCTGGCACCGTCCTCGTCGAAGCATCCCACCACTGACGCACGGCACGCAGATCGAACACCCAAGATGATCGCGGACCGAAAGGCTGTCGAGCACCCGGGATTCTTCCAGCCGCAGCTTGTCGAATCCAGTGTCGTTCCGTGAAGCCAAATTCACGAACCAAATCGGCAGCGCTTGCGAGAAGTTCACGCGCCATCGCCCCCTCCCCGCTTTTCAGCCTTGTGCCTTCGCACGGATCAGATCTGCCATCACGTCGTGCGCCGCATTCGACCGACGAGGATGATGCTCGTGAACGAGCCGCTTACCGGTCACGATCGCGCCTCCGGCATGCCGTTGAGCTCGACGCCATCGAGGTGGCGGCAGCGGCTTGGTTCGGGCGAGACATCATGCTTCGGCCTCTTCACGTACGCGGGCCGCGGTGCCGTCGCGATGCCCGGCCCGCCAGGTGGCGTACCGGGCCGGATCCGCCTTGATCTCCTCGCTGAGGCACTTCTTGGTGCCGGCCTCGCCGTCGCGGAATCCACGGTCGTAGTCCGGATGCGACGGGTCGATGGTGGTCTTGTCCTGCGCCGCCCCGTCGGCCGCCCCCGATGCCGCCTCCGGCACCGGATTGGACCGATCGGGCTCGGCCTCGGCGCCCTCACCTGCGGTATCTCCGGTTTCGCCGTGATCGGGGTTCGCGGCCTCCGTCTTCCCGGCAGCGACCTGCGGGCCGGCCTGCGTGTCGCCATCGTTGAGCGGGTCGGAGACCTTGTCGAACGCCTTGCCGGCCTGCGCGGCGCGGTTGATGAACAGGCTCTCGACCGTCTCCTCTCCGTTCTTGATCGCCTGGAACATGCCGATCAGGGTCGGGATGTGCTCCAGCGTGATCTCGTCCTCGCCGACGACGCCGAGCGCGGCGAAGATCTGTTCGGGCTTCACGCCCCAGGTGCCGAACGCCTTGATCGAGCCGGCCCGGCGCTCGGCCAAAGTCTTCACGTCGCCCTTCACCACGCCCTCGGCCGCCTCGTAGGCGCGGCGCCAGATGCCCTTCGGCACCCCGGCCAGGATGGCGTTGCGGCGTGCGATCGAAGACGCCGCGTTGCCGGTGACGACGATCATGTCGTCGTTCAGGAGCCGGCCTTGACGGTCGCTGATGCGGCGGCGGACCGTCGCCTTCACGGCGGCGTTCGTCTCCAGATCGTGGAAGACCGCTTCGGCCACGATCACCTTCTCGCGGCGATCGACCTCGATCACCCGGGTCGCGACCCGGTTGTTCCCCCATTGCTGCGCCACGATCTCGGCCAGCCGGATCGATGGGCCACGGATCGGCCTACCGCCGCGCGGCAGGGCGTAGATGCATTCCTGGGCCGCCTGGTCGTCGAGGGTCGCCAGCGAGTTGATGTTCTTGCTCGCCCGGGTGACCGAGCGCGGATACCGGCGCGCGGTCTCGACCTGCGCGGTGATCTCGGCCCTCGACATCGCGGCGACCGTGCCGCTGTCCAGCGCGGCCACCGCGCCGGGCTCCAGGACCTCGCCGTCCTGCGTGATGATCTCGCCGTCCATGATGGTGTCTCCGGGTTGGGTGCGGGCGGGACGCGGCCGCGGCTCAAGCCGCGCCGAACCACCGAGGCAGGTGATCGAGCTCGATCTCCTCGAGCGGCTGATGGGTGATCCAGGGCGCGGAGACTCCGTGCGCGCGGCGGGCGCCGACGTAGTTCTCCAGGGCGCGGCGGACGTATTCGGCGCCGATGTCCAGCACCGGGTTGCCCGGCGACATGACCCCGCCCCAGGTGAGCGGCGCGCCGACCGACGCCCAGAAGATGAAGACGAAGGCGTATTGCTCGGCGGCTGCGACCCGGGCGAGCCAGGCCGGGTCGTGATCCCCGAAGACCCGCCCCTCGGCAACGAGCGCGGCCAGCCGGGTACGGCCCTGCAGGTAGGCGGCGGCCTGGGTCGGGTAATTCCACTCGCCCAGCGCGCGCCGACACGAGGCGACGAACGGCAGACCGTCGCGCGGGCGGGTGGATTTCAGGTCGACCACGGCGCGGGGTTTCAGGTAGTCGAACCGGGCCTTCCGGCGCACCGGCTCGCCGTCGACCGTCTCGGTCCAGAAGACCGAGACCTCGGGCTGGCCGCCGTGGAAGGATCCGGCGAGATGCGGGTTGTCGAGCACCGCGCCGCCGGCCTGGACGATCCGGTCGAAATCCGCCCCCTTGAGCAGGGTCCGGCCGGCCTCCGCAGCCTCCCTGAGCAGGTGATCGAGGATCCGGGGCGGCTCGACGCCATCGGTTTCGCACAGCGCGCGGATCAGCTCGACGCGCGCGGCCTTCGTTGCCGGTGCCTTCTCGCCATGATCCTTCAGCCAGGCGCCGAGCTGGTCGGCAGTGACGAGGAGGTCATCGCCCTCGGGATGGCGCTCGAACCGCGCGTGGAAGGCCTGCGGGCCCTCCAGCACGAACTTGTGCACCGCCCGGCCGACGATCCGGTGCGCCGCCTCCTCGACCTCCTCGGGCCTGCCGGGATTGAGCGCGGAGCCGAACCAGTAGGCCGCCGGCTCGGCCGCGAGCTGCTTCAGGTCGGTCGAGCCGAGGGCCGGATCCGCGTGGTACACCGCCTCGTCGAGACCGAAATGGATTCCATCCGATATCTCGCCGACGGAAGCGAGGCTGGCAGGGGTGACCGCGTCCATGGCGCTCACTCCCCTGCCTCGGCTAGCCCGCCGGCCTGCTCCGCGAACCGTGCGCTCTCGGCCTGCGCTGCCGCGAGGTGCGCCGGATCGAGCCGGTCCTCGACGGCCGGGAAGCCGCAGAGCCGGTTCAGCGCCAGGGCCGCGATCTCGGCTGCCTCCTGGCGCGCCGGCGCGCCCAGGATCTCGGGCGAGATCATCGCGAGCATGTGGCCGTCGCGGTCGTCGACGACGCCGGAGGTCGTGAGGCTGGATCGGTACGGCCCTGGCCTGCCCAGAAGTGTCAGGCGGCGCGCGAACGTGTTGGGGGTCTGCACGGGCAGCTCATGGGTGGCGGGGACGATCATGGTCGGCGCTCCAGCGCGCGGGCGCGGCGGGCGCGGATCGCGTGCCCCTCGCGGATGTCGATGACCGAGGCGGGCAGGTGCCGCGGCGGCGTGAGCGCGTCGGCCCAGAACCGGAAACCGGCGGCCCAGGCGCTGAACCAGAGCGCGAGCGGGATCACGGGCGCCTCCCGGCGGCCAGCGCCCGGTTCTCGGCGTCCATCCGCTCGCGCGTCCGGGCGTGCGCCTCGTAATCGCGGGCGAGCATGGCCAGGGCTTCCGCGGTCAGCATCCGCCAGCCAAACCGCCGGAAGACGCGCGCCATCAGGTGCTCGTCCGTGGCGGAATGCCCATGGTGCTCGGCGATCACGGCGATGTCCGCGTCGCTGTCGGTGCGCGGGACGATCAGGCCGGCCAGCTGCGTGGCGGCGGCGAGGCTGCTCTTCGGTTGGGAGCGAATCGGGTGTGGCGCGTTCATGCGGCCTCCCGGATCAGATCGGCCTCGAGATCCGCGATGGCCGCCAACTCGTCGGCCTCCTCCAGCGCGAGAGAATCCGCGTGGTCCTGGGCGGCGAAGATCGCCTCCGCCTCGCAGTCGCAGTCATCGCGGATCAGGCCATAGGGGCTGTGCGCAGCGTAGCCGGTGCTCGTCCGCTTCACGCGGTAGCCGGCGGGGAGATCGAGGCTCGCCATGATCAACGCCCCTCGGAGAAGGGCCGGCGTGGATCGGTTTGAGTTTCGGACGCCTTGGCGAGCGCTAGCGTCGTTGAGTAAGGCGGTGGGCTCGAATCGAGGGTGGCTGGCATCTGTGGCTCCATCCCTTGAGGTGATGATGGAGCATATCCACGATTCGTGGACATAACAACGGATTTGTCCACGTATCGTGGACTTTTCTATGTTCTTGATTTGTTCTTTGTTAGTTGTGAGTAGTCCCTCTGGCGCAGCTCTTTAAGACAAACTAACATATCCGGCTTACCGGGGGCTGCGGCATGTCGGATAAAAAAGGACACAATAGTCAATCCGGCTATAATATCAAAGCGCTGGGCATGCAATTAGCTATGCAGTTGCCGCGCGACCGATCACAAGCCTTGGCTATTATTGAGCATACGCGTTGGCTTGTCGAAAATTATCTTCACGTGGCCGATTGTGAGCAGGCCGCTGGGCCTAAAAAGGGGGAACTGAAGATCGTTCGCTGATCTTAAGCCGCGCGTTCCGATCTGCGACGCGCAATAATGCGCGTGGCGAAGTCGTGCGAAGTGCCGGCCAGATCCCCGTGGTAAAGCCAATTAAAATCTAGCTTGGCTGCTGGAAAGGCATTGATCACCAACACGGCCATGGCTGGTTTCATGAGCCGTCGGCCGGCCTCGTAATTTTCTAGTTGCGTCTTTGAGAAGCCTACAACCTCGTAGAATTCGCGCGGCGATAGGTTGAACGCCTCGCGCGTCTCGCGCAGTCGGCGCCCGATCGACTCCTGGCTTTCTGGCAGCTCTGATCTCTCCGGCATGCGATGACAATGCGTCTGTCCACGTTCTGTGGCTACAAACGTTTTGTGGACTTGACTCGTCCACGATACGTGGACATTTTGCGCGTCATGACCGATCTGTTTCCCTCTTTCAGGACGACCGACGAGGTCATCGATTTTCTCGGTGGCAATGGTCCGACGGGCGACATCGTTGGAGCCAAACCCAAGACGGTATCGAACTGGCGCGAGGCCGCACGAGGCCGGTTTCCCGCCGAGACATTCCTGGCGCTCAACCGGGCCCTCAAACGGCGTGGAAGGGGGGCTTCGCCTCACCTCTGGGGAATGATCGCCGATCGAGCAGGCAACGCTCCGGCCGGCCTCCAACCCGAAGATGCTTTTCGGTCGCTGGAGCCTCTGTACGACATGGCGCCCGCAGCCGTTCAGGAGGCAGCTGCGTGATGGTTCAAGATCCTTCGCCTTTCCAGACCTCAGGTCGAAGAGCCAGCGTCCATCTCCTCGGCGGTATCGGCGACCTTCAACAAGCCGGCAGCCAAGTCGCGCGCCTGCTTCACGCGCATCCCGATCGTGTGAAGCAAACAATCGTCCGGCGTCTTCGAGTGCTCGGGCCGACATCCTGTGGTCAAAATCACGTAAGGCCCGCCCGGTCCCGGCAGGGGAACCAGTTGGAATCCGGCCAGCGCGTGGATCTCTGTTTTCTTCGACATCGAACCCATTCCGTCGGCATACGTCCTGCCCCCGAAGTTGAGCGTACCCGGCCCGTCGCTTCAAGGGCCGGAGCGTACCCGGCCTCGTTGTTACAAGCGAAGCGCGAGACCCAGGCGCTTCCGTTCCACCCGCTTGTTCCATTGGCTGGAATAGCCGCCTCGATCGCTGTTGGCATGGGCTCGACGGTACCGCCCGCGTGTCCTCTCCGGAGGGGGGCATGATGGGGCCGGCCACGACCGGCGTGCCGAACCTCACTGCAGTCGAGGTTGCGGTGCTGCGTCGCGCTGTCGGCGGCCTCGCCGAGAAGGAGATTGCGACCGAGCTCGGGCTCTGCCGCCAGAGCGTCGGGCGCCACCTGCGCCGCATTCGGAACAAGGCCGGGATCACGACGCTCCAGAGCCGCCGCCCGCTGGTGCTGCTGGCCCGCCGGCTCGGTCTGGAGCCGACGTGATGGCTGCCGCGCAGCACGCCTCCCACGCCTGTCGCCGCATCGAGGCGGAGGCGACGCCACCGTTCGGGGCAATCGTCCCGCCGCCAACGCGTCTGGCGCCCCGCGTTCGGAGCCCCCCCGAGCCGCATGCCCGCCTGCCCATCTCCGCAATCCACGGCCGGGGCTGTCACGCTCCGGCCGGCTCCGCACCTCCGCCGTCCTGCCGCCAAGCCGTCGGCCGGGGTGTTCTTCCGCCTGCGTCTCCCACAGCCCTCCCGCATCTCCGGCCTCCGCCGCCGAGCCGCCTGTCATTCAGCATGGGGCATCCGGCATGCGCATCCAGAACCGCGGGACATCACATCCAGGGAGGCGGCGCTTGAGCCCGACCCTCTATCTCGACGCCGCCGAAACCCTCGCGCGCAACTGCGTGAGGCGGCATGTCGATCGCACGGGCTTGACCTGGGAAGCGGCGCGCGACCGTGTGGCCGAGGCCTTCGGCTGGACACCCGGGACGCTGTACAACTTGCTGCGCGGGCGGCTGAAGAAGCTGGACGGCGACCTGCGCGCCGGCCTGACCCGATACGCGATCGAGGACATCGAGCATGAAATCGCGGCCCTCACCCGCGAGCTGGAGTGCGCTCGCGGCCTGGGCAGGTCGGAAGATCCGGCGCTGGTTCGCAGGGCTTCTCGGCTTCTAGCCCAGGCTCAGGCCCTTCACGCAGCCCTCACCGCCGGGGCGTCGCTGTGACGGCCCGCGTCGAACTCACTGGCGCCGGTCTGGTGCAGCGCGACGCCGCCGGTCGGACCCTGCTGACCGTCACGATGGCCGAGGGGCCAGGTATCGGCGAGGCCACCTTGCTGATCCTCGTCGCCGGCGCACGGTCGATCGAGCTCGCGCTTGATCTCGACGCTCTGCAGCACCTGCGCGAGGTCGCCCATGCCACGCACGCCAACGTCGCCTTCGCGGCGGCCCTCGAAGGCGAGAGCCCCTGCGTACCGCGGCGGGATCCGCTGCCCTCATTCGCGCGCGAGGGCTGCTGACGCGCCACGCCGACGCGGCGGCGGCCGATCGCCGCCTTCGATCCAGCAAGCAGGACCAGACCATGGGAGAGCGGTCATGAGCGCAGCCCAGCACGGCAACCGCCCGAATCCAGACCGCACCAGAGAGTGCGTCACCCGGATCGAAGCTCTGCACCAGAAGAAAGAGCGCGCGCACATGGCCTACATGGCCGAATGCGCCGTGATCGCCGAGGACGTGAAGGCGATCGTCGACGAGGCCAAGGCGGCCTGGGGCATCCCGAAGCGCGCCCTGAAGACGGTGATCAAGGTCCGGGCGGGCGAGCGCAAGCTTGCGAAACTGCGCGAGGACCTGGAGGCCGACGACCAGGAATCGTTCGACCAGATCCGCCACGCGCTCGGCGACTTGGCAGATACCCCGCTCGGCCGGGCGGTGACCGGCGAGACCTTCGACAGCGACATCCGCAGGACCGACCAGAAGGACAGGGAAGCCTTCCGGCTGGAATTCGAGGGCAAGGATGGCGACAAGCGGGACGGCAAGGGACGGCGGAAGCGCGCGGGCGACGATGCGCTGAACGCGGCGGTGAGCACCGACGGGGCGGCCGACAACGGCGCCGCGCAACTCGCCACCGGCCTCCGACCGCTCAAGGCGGTCCATTAGGCCCGGGACCGTGTCCTACTCCGGCCTGATCATCGCGCTCGACGTGTCGAAGCGCTGCACCGGCATCGCCGAGGCCCGGCCGGGCGAGGTGCCGCGGTTCGCGCACGTCGCCTTCGGCAAGGCCGACGACGACTTCTTCGACGCGGACGCCCGTGCCGTGGGCTGGATCGCGGATCGGCTCTACCTCGAGCCCGACCTGAGCCAGGTCCGCCTCGTGATCGAGGCACCGCTCCAGCGCGATTCCACGGGCGGGAGCAACGTCGGCACGATCCTTCAGGCCTACGCCCTGTGCAAGGTGATCGGCGGCTTCGCCCGCCGCCGCGGCGTCATGGCGATCACCGGCAATGTGACGACGGTGCGCAAGGCGTTCCTCGGCCGAGGCAACCTGGGCAGCGAGGAGGCCAAGCGCCGGGCCAAGGCGACGTGCGAGGCGCTCGGTTGGGCGCCGCCCAATCTCGACTGCGCCGATGCCGGCGCCCTGCTGTGGTGGGCCTGCGAGAAATGGGCGCCCGGCGTGATGCCCTCGGTCGACCCGCTGTCTACCGGGGCTCGCGCGGCATGAGCCCGTTCGCCGACCTTCCGCACCGGCATTACCGCGCCATCGCGATCGATCCTCCCTGGACGTTCTCGGGCGGCGTGAAGGGCAGACCGCAGCATTACCGGCGGATGTCGGACCACGAGATCGCAGCCCTCCCGGTCGCGGACCTCGCACACCCGGACGGCTGCTTCCTGTTCCTATGGCACACATCGCCGAAGGCCTACCGGCCGCCGGGTTCCCGCACACGCCTAGCCCCGGACGAGATCGGACGGGCCTGGGGCTTCCGGCACTCCGGACGCGCCTTCGTTTGGGTGAAGACCGAGCGCGGCGATCAGCAGCCGATGTTCGTCCATCCCGAGAAGCTCTTCATGGGAACGGGCTTCACGACCCGGAAGAATGCGGAAGACTGTCTTCTCTTCCGGCGGGGTTCACCGCAGCGCCTCGCGCGCGACGTCCACGAGGTAATTCTGGAATCGGCGCGGGAGCATAGCCGGAAGCCCGACACATTCTACCGCCGCGTCGAGCGGTTCTGCGCCGGCCCGTATCTCGAGATCTTCGGTCGCGAATCCCGCCCCGGCTGGACGGTCTGGGGCAACGAGGCGACGAAGTTCGATCCGCCCGCGCCCACGGCGCCCATCCTCATGGCCGCGGAGTAGGCGCATGAGCTGGGTCATCGTCCCCGACGGGCGCATCCTCTGCCGCGGATCCCGCGAAGCCTGCCTCTGCGCCGGCGAGCGCGTCGGCGCGATCGCCTGCGCCTTCCACGCCGACGGCACCGAGCTCGCGCCGAGCATCGAGCGCACCGCCGTGCTGCTGCCCGAGCGGATGCTGCCCGCCCGCCTGCGGAGACGTGCGGCATGAGCGGTCGCGAGGTCGTCCAGCTGTCGAGCGCGCTGCAGCGGAGGCTGAGCAGCGGTCACGCCGAGCCGCGCGCGATCCCGCACAGCATCGATGCGGAGCAGGCGCTGCTCGGCGCCATCCTGGTGAACAACGACGCCTACTACCGGGTGTCGGACTTCCTCCTGGCCGAGCACTTCACGGAGGAGGCCCACCAGAAGATCTTCTCGGTGGCGGCGTCCCTGATCCGAGCCGGCACGGTCGCCACCCCGATCACGATGAAGACCTATCTGGGCGACGCCGATTTCGGCGGCCAGACGGTGACGCAGTATCTCGCCCGGCTGGCGGCCGACGCCACCACGGTCATCAATGCCGGGGCCTACGGCCGGACGATTCACGATCTCGCCCTGCGCCGCCGACTGATCGCCGTGGGCGAGGACCTGGCCGAGCGTGCCTGCCAGGCCTCCCTCGACGACGCGCCGGCCGCGCTGATCGAGCGGACCGAGGAAGCGCTGCTCGATCTGCGCGCTGCCGTCCCCGCCAGCCATCTCGACGGCCGCTCAGCCGCGGAGGGCGGCGCCTGGATGCTGGAGCGCGTGCGCGGCCTGCGCGATGGCTTAATCGCCACGACCGCGATCCCGTCCGGCCTCGTCGAGCTCGACCGGGCTACGAACGGGGGGTTCCAACGCGGGGAGCTGTGGATCCTGGCCGGGCGCCCCGGCATGGGGAAGACGGTCGCGATGACCACGCTGTCCCGCCAGGCCGCACGCGAAGCCGGGGTGCTCGTCTTCCAGGCCGAGGTGACCCCCGAGCAGCAATGGGCTCGCTACCTCGCCGACCTCGCCTATCGCCCCGGCCACCCGTTGCCGTTCGGCCGGATCATGGCCGGGCGCGACCTCGACGACGAGGAGATCTGGCGGCTGGAGGAGGCGGAGAAGCGGTTCGCCCGGCTACACCTCCACGTCGAATACCATTCGCCCGTGTCGATGGCGCAGATCGCGTTCGGGGTGAAGGCCCAGAAGCGCAAGCTCGCCCGGATCGGCGTCCGCCTCGGCGTCGTGTTCATCGATTATCTCAAGTTCATCAGCGCCTCCGACCGCTACCAGGGCCAGCGCGTCCTGGAGATCGGCGAGATTTCCGGGGGCCTGAAGCAGCTCGCCAAGGCCGAGGATATCTGCGTGGTGCTGCTCGCCCAGCTCAACCGCGAGGTGGACAAGGAGGCCCGGCTCGACCGCCGTCCCGGCAAGGAAGACCTGCGGGATTCCGGTGAGCTTGAGCAGGACGCCGACGCGGTGCTGCTGGTCTATCGCGAGGCCGTCTATCTCGAGCGGAAGTTCAAGGCGACCAACGATCCCGAGACGGGCGCACGGCTGATCGACAAGCAGAACAGCCTGGAACTCATCCTCGGCAAGAACCGCGCGGGCCCGACGCCGACGCTGCACCTGTGGTGCGACATGGCCCATTCCGCCATCGCCCAGACGACGAGAGGGGGCTTCTGATGGCCCGAATCCGCACGATCAAACCGGAATTTTGGACCTCCGAGCAGGTCATGGAATGCTCGCCGATGGCGCGCCTGCTGTTCATCGGGCTGTGGAATTTCTGCGATGACGCCGGCCGGATGGCGGTGTCGCCCAAGCGGATCAAGGCTCAGATCCTGCCATCGGACGACATCACGGCGTCGGACGTTCTCGGAATGCTCCAAGAATTGTCAGCGAACGGCCTGATCCGGTTCTATGCGATTGACGGGAAAGAGTTTTTGGCTGTCACGGGCTGGCATCACCAGCGCATCGACAAGCCGCAGAAGCCGCTGACCCCCGATCCGCCGGACCCGCATTCGCCGAACGATCCCGGAACGTTCGACGTAGGAAGGGAAAAGGAAAAGGAAGGGAGAGGAGAATCCTTCGGCGGCGGCGGCTCACCCCCGCGTGCGCCCGCGCGCGAGGCGCCGACCCGGCACAAGGCCGCGCCCGTCGCGGAAACAGCCCGGCCCGATGGATCCGTCGCCGCCGCGCCGCCGCCGTGGAACAGCCGGGAAAACTTCGACCGGATCGAGCGCCGCTGCCGCGAGGCCCTGCCCCGGGACTGGGTCCAGGACCCGGTCGTCGGCCCGATGGCCCGGCTGGTGGCGGATGGGCTCGACCTTGAGGCCGAGATCGTCCCGGCGCTGCTCGACCTCGCCGCGAGCCGCCGGACGCCGATCCGGACATGGTCGCTGCTGGCCAACACCGTCGCCGAGCGCGTCGCGGCCCAGCGCCAGGTCCGCACCGCGCAGGGTCTCGCCGCGGTCCCGGCGTCCCGCCCCGATCCGGATGATCTCGTCGACCTCGGCGTCAGCGGGCGCCATCCCGAGGCGTTCCTGCGGTCGGTGATCGATAGGTTCCGGCGCGATCCCGGCACCTGGATCGAGGGCGTGTTCGGACCGCCGCCGGGCCAGCCCGGATGCCGGATCCCGCCCCGCCTGCTGCTGGAGGCTGCGTGATGGACCGCCCCGCATCGCAGGCCGGCACCTACCGGATCGCCGAGCTCGTCGAGGGCCAATGCCGGTTCGCCTGCACTCCGCACACCGCCCGGCCCGACGCGCACCGGTTCTGCGGCGCGCCCGTGGCCTGGAAAGCCGGCAAGCCGACCGCGTGGTGCCCGGAGCACCTTGCCTGGGTCTACGAGGCGTCAGGGCGAGCTTCAGTCGATTCCGCCGTGGCGGACGGGGCGGCAGCGCAGGTGGTGCTGCCGCACGCGCCGCCGACCCGACCGAGCCGCGATTCGCTGACCCTCGTCGTCGAGGTCGACCGATGAGCCGGAAGCGCGGCAACGACCCGCAAATGCGGCTGGAGGCGCGCCGCATCATCAATCCTGCCCGGGTGTGGTTCGTCCTGCAGGTGGTGACGGCAAGCGAGGAGCGCTGCGAGGAAACCCTGCGTGCCGAGCAGGTCGACGTGTGGGTGCCTCGATTTAGCGCGGTGACCGTGCGCCGAGGGCGCAAGGTCGAGGGCCGGCACCCGTTCTTCCCGGGCTACCTGTTCGCCGGCCTGGACCAGGAGGTCCATGCCCGGCGCTGGACCGCCACGCTGCACGATACCCCGCAGGTGATCGACATTCTCGGCGTCGAGGGACCGCTGGAGATGCCCGCGGATTGGCTCCAGGCGCTGGCTGACCGGGTCACCGGCAATACCCGCACCGAGAAGCTCTCGGCCGCCGCGCTCTTCCGGATCGAGGAGATGCGCCCCGTCATCCACGGGCCGTTCGTGGGCTTCATGGCCACGGTGCGCGAGATCCTGGCCACCGGGCGGATCAAGGCCGACGTGGCGATCTTCGGCCGGGAGACGCCAGTGGAGTTTGACCCGGCCTGGCTCGGCGCGGCGTGACGATCGGCGCCGCGCCGGGAGCAAGTTGCACACAGCCTACCGGGAGACGGATTGTCTCCTCCGGTGCTGCAACGCTTGACCCGCGGCCGGTCCGAAAATCTATTCGGCGGCGGATGACCGGAACGTGAGCTGCACTCCAGCGAGGGTGCGCCTGCCGGCCCGGGTGACGCGACAGGTGCTCACCGCGGTGGGGGCTCGTGCCGAAACGCTACTGAAATTTGCTTTTCCCTCGAAGTGTTTGATCGAATCGGTGTTCGCGCACTGCCGCGATGCATGACAAGGGTTTCTTGTCCTTATGAAAAGCTGGCCGGCAGACCGAGTTGAGCGCAGGTCGGTTTCGACACTCGTACCTTACGCTCGCAACGCCCGGACACACTCCGACGAGCAGATTGATCAAATCGCCGCGTCAATCGGGGAGTGGGGATGGACTGTCCCCGTGCTGGTCGATGAGGAGAGCGGCATCATATCCGGGCACGGTCGGGTACTTGCGGCGGTCAAGCTCGGGATCTCGGACGTGCCCGTCATGGTCGCCCGGGGCTGGAACGAGGCGCAGCGCCGAGCCTACGTCATCGCCGACAATCAGCTGGCGGCCAACGCCGACTGGGATCGAGATTTGCTGCGCGGCGAATTCGGCGCGCTCCAAGAGCTCGACTTTGATCTCGCGCTGACGGGCTTCTCGGTCGAGACGATCGCCGATGTGCTGGCCGAGCGCAAAGCAGGACTGATCGATCCAGACGACGTACCTGAGGCGCCCGCAAAAGCGGTTTCCCAGCGTGGAGACCTTTGGAATCTCGGTCGTCATCGGGTCCTGTGCGGCGACAGCACGTCTCCGGAGGATGTCACACGAGTGCTCGCTGGCGTGAAGCCGCTCCTGATGGTGACGGACCCGCCATATGGCGTGGAATACGACGCGGACTGGCGCAACAAGCGGATGCGGGCAGACGGCTCGACCATAGCTGGGCGAGCTGTCGGACGTGTGCTTAACGATGACAACGCAGATTGGCGTCAGGCCTGGGCTCTATTCCCAGGTGATGTTGCATATGTTTGGCATGCAAGTCTGTTTTCGCCGCTCGTCGCAGAGAGTTTGACCGCCAGCGATTTTCAGCTGCGCTCCAGCATCATCTGGGCGAAGGGGCGCTTCGCAATCGGGCGCGGGGACTACCACTGGCAGCACGAGCCGTGTTGGTATGCAGTTCGTAGGGGTAAGAAGGGGCATTGGGCAGGCGACCGGAAGCAGACCACGCTGTGGGAGATCAGCCATAGCAAATCTGAGACGGGACACAGCACGCAAAAGCCCGTCGAATGCATGAAGCGTCCGATCGAAAACAACTCCTCGCCGGGGCAGGCCGTTTACGAGCCCTTCTGCGGCTCCGGTACCACGGTCATAGCTGCCGAAATGACTGGCCGGGCCTGCCACGCTATCGAACTCAATCCCGCCTACGTCGATGTTGCCGTGCTCCGCTGGCAGGCCTTTACAGGCCAAGAAGCAACTCTCGCTGGGACGGATGAAACGTTCGCACGCGTCGAGGCACGCGTGAGAGGCCGACGAAATGACTGACGATCCGAAGGATCCCGGTGGCCGGCCATCGCATGTGCCGACAGACAAAAGTCGGCGCGAGGTTGAGGCTTTGTCCGGCTACGGCATTCCGGAGCATGAGATTGCCCGCGTAGTCGGCATCAGTAAGCCTACGCTGCTGAAGCATTACCGCGATGAGCTCGATCAGGGCATTACGAAAGCCAACGCTAAGGTCGCCGAGAGCCTGTTCAGGAAGGCGATCGGCGACGGCCCGCAAGCCATCACGGCTGCGATATTCTGGGCGAAGACCCGCATGCGATGGAAAGAGCCGCCGCAATCGCATGAGATAGCCGGGGCCAACGGCGGTCCGATCCAGCACGTCGACTTATCCAAGGCGACGGATGAGCAACTTGCCGCGCTTGAACCCATCCTCGCTGCGCTTGCCGCCGGCGACACTCCTGGAACAGGTTCGGGCTGAGCGGTGTCGCCGGGCTAGCGAAGTTGAGAGCGCTCGGATCGCAGAGGATGCCGAGCGCATCCGCGCCCGCTGCGCCACGCTGGCGGGCTTCGTGCGTGAGGCGTGGCACGTCCTGGAGCCGAACCAGCCCTACGTGCACGGCTGGCACATCGACGCGGTCTGCGCCCATCTCGAGGCGATCACTCACGGGCGTTTCCTGGCGCTAGGCCTGGAGAACCGGCTGCTGATCAACATCCCGCCGGGCACGATGAAGTCGCTCATCGTCTCGGTGTTCTGGCCGGCCTGGGAGTGGGGCCCGTGCGGGCTCGCGGGCCTGCGGTACCTGACCACCTCGTACAAGGAGGACTTCGTCAAGCGCGACGCGCGGCGCATGCGCGACCTGGTGTCGAGCGAATGGTATCGGGCACTCTGGCCTGAGATCGTGCTGTCCCGCTCCGGCGAGATCTCGTTCGCCAACACTGCGACCGGCTCGCGCGAGGGCATGCCGTTCACCTCGCTGACCGCGGGGCGCGGCGACCGGGTGATCATCGACGATCCGCATTCGACCGAGACCGCCGAGAGCGAGCCGGAGCGCGAGCGGACCCTGCGCGTCTTCCGGGAATCGGTCACGACCCGGCTCAACGACCCGGCCCGCTCGGCCATCGTGGTGATCATGCAGCGCCTGCACGAGCGCGACGTGTCGGGCCAGATCCTCCGGCTGGGCCTCGGCTACGTCCACCTGATGCTGCCGATGGAGTTCGAAGCCGAGCGCGCCTGCCGGACGCCGATCTTCGCCGATCCGCGCACGGTGGACGGCGAACTGCTGTTCCCCGAGCGGTTTCCCCGGGCCGTGGTGGAGCGGGACAAAATCCCGCTCGGGGCCTACGCCGTGGCGGGGCAGTTCCAGCAGCGGCCGGCCCCACGAGCGGGCGGCCTGTTCGACCGGGCGGATTTCGGGATCGTCGACGCCCTGCCCCCGATCGAGAAGTGGGTGCGCGGCTGGGATTTCGCCGGCACGAAGAAGCGCCCGGGGGCCGATCCTGACTGGACCGTCGGCGTGAAGATGGGCCGCGGCGCGGACAAGCGATTCTACATCGCCGACGTGGTCCGCGTGCGCGAGACCCCGGGCAAGGTCCGGCAGCGGCTGATCAACACCGCGAACCAGGACGGCGCCGCGGTCGGCATCCGCATCCCGAAGGACGCGGGACAGGCCGGCATCGCGCAGGCGGAGGATTACGTCACGGCGCTCGCCGGCTTCATCGTCAGCGCGGTGGCCCCGACCGGATCGAAGGAGGTGCGCGCCAAGCCGCTCGCCAGCCAGGTCGAGGTCGGCAACGTGGTCTTGCTCCGCGGCCCCTGGAACGACACCTTTCTCGATGAGGTCGGCATGTTCCCGGCCGGCAGCCACGACGATCAGGTGGACGCGGCCGCCGACGCGTTCAACGAGCTGGCCGGCGTGCTGCCGGGCGAGGGGCTGATCGAGTTCTACCGCCGGCAGATCGCAGTGAGCCCGGCTCCAGAAGGGCCGCGCCACGGGTGGTCCATGCCGAGCGGCGGCTTCGCACGCTTCACGATCGAGCTGTTGGCGCCTGCTGGCACGGGAATGGTGATCGGTCAGTCGGGTGCGAGCTACACGCCTGATACTTGCGGACGCATCGCGGTCCTCGAGGGCGACGCTGCACCGCTCCTTGCAGCCGGCTTCAGTAAAGCGCCGAAAACAGCCTAAGCTGTAAGCTGCAAGATTGCCATCTGCGGTCGAAATCCACTTTACGCGGCCTGCGCTGTTTGTTGATCGCGCGATGTAAACTGCCGCTGCTGTTGATTTTTGGACTTTGTATTATACATGGCGTGGTCTGCAGCAGTCAAAATGGATTCCCCGGGTGTAGTATGGGCGTCCGAATGGGCTATGCCAATCGACACGCCAACCTCAGCCGGTCCATTGCAGGTCGCAATCGGTCTGGTGATTGTTTCGACCAATCGTTTGGCGAGGATAGCCACCGCTGCCGGTTGGGAGTTGGTTGCGGCGAGGATCGCGAATTCATCGCCACCTAGTCTGCATGCGACATCGCCCGCGCCGATGCCAAGTCGGAGGCGGTGTGCGACTTCGATCAAAACATCATCGCCAGCTGTGTGGCCAAGCCGATCATTGACAGCTTTGAATCTGTCGAGATCGAGGTAGAGCACGGCAAAGTCCTGGCCCGCGGCTTCTTTCCGATGACACGCGGACGCTAGATGTCGATGAAAGCTCGCACGATTCGGCAGGCTCGTGAGACCGTCATGACTCGCTTGAAACGACGCTTCTCGTAGGGCAACGAGGCGATCGACCACGAGCTTATGTAGATACAGCGTTGCCTCCGCCATAACGGCTACGAATGCGATCAGGAACACTCCTGCCGCGAAAATCGGAGGCTCCGAATGCAACAACGCGCCTGCAATCGTGGGACCCAGCAATAGCAGACTGGTAGCGATCGGGACCCACGGAACGACGGAGAGGCGAGCACAGGCTCCGCCGCAGAATGACACGACAAAGCCCAAGGCGAGAAGCGCCGCTGCGGTATCGCCATTTGTGAAAGCGTTGAAGCTGAGAGCGCCAAGAAGCGCGGCTTGGCCAATCAGTCCGCCGGCCTGCAGGCGCTGCCACCAAAGCGCTGATTTGATTGTCGTGATCGGTGTATCAACACGGCGATACACGATGAGGATGGCCACGCGGTAGACACCGATCAGCGCAAGCAGCACCGCTAGATCCAGGTCGAGCACCGCTTCGGAACGATACGCGAGAACGGCGGCACCAAGTGACGATGTCAGGCTGATGCTTGCGGCCTGCGGTAGGCTGCTAAGAAAGCTTTTTGCGAGATCTACCCGAATCTCATCTGGGAGAGGAGTAAGCCGCTCGGAGATCCAACGTTTCATCGGCCCCTCTACAGCCTGACCGCCCCGATATATAGCCTAGAGATCTATCCGCTGTGTTAAGATGCTGACCTGTGGTTGTCTGTTTCTACGTGGGCAGCGACGAGCTATCGCACGCCATGCATCCCTCCTGGGCCTGGAGGCGTCCGGTTTCGAACCCTCAGCGGATTAGCGCGGAGCGACCGCAACGGATCGCAAGCAGACGGATCCGATCCTGAGCTTCTGATTCCAAGCATCTTCATGTTGGCCAAGCCCATCCTCGTGCTTGCGCTGAAGGGCAACCACGTTGGCTTCTCCCTCGCGCGGCGGCGTAGCGGGCATCGCGCTCACGCCGCTGTCCTATACCCTGACCTATGGCAGCGCGGGCTACGGCTCGACGGCAGGCCGGGCTTCGGGCTGGTTCGGCCCCTCGGTGCCGATGCGCCCGTCCGCGCCGCCCGAGGTCGCCGGGCGTCGGTTCGACTATCCGACGGGCTACAATCTCAACACCACCGCGCGCGCCTATGAGCCGGTCTCGTTTGCGCAGCTGCGCCGCCTCGCCGATGGCTACGACCTGCTGCGGCTCGTGATCGAGACGCGGAAGGATCAGGCCGCCCGGATGAAATGGGCGATCAAGCCGCGCGACGCCGGCAAGTCGGCGGCTGCGAAAGTCGCGGCGGTCACGGCCTTCCTGGCTAGGCCGGATGGTATCCATCCCTGGACCGATTGGCTGCGCATGGGGCTGGAGGACGTGCTCGTCCTCGACGCGTGGTCGAACTTCAAGCAGCGCTCGCGAGCGGGCGACCTCCTGGCCCTGGAGCCAATCGACGGCGCAACCATCAAGCCGATCCTCGCCGAGGACGGCCGGGTGCCGCTGCCATGGGTCCAGGGCGGCGAGACTGTCTGGCCCGAGGCCTACCAGCAGATCCTCAAAGGCCTGCCCGCGGTGAACTACACCGCCCGCGAGCTGCTCTACCGCCCGCGCAACCTGCGCACCGACCGGGTCTACGGTTTCTCGCCGGTCGAGCAGGTGATGACCACGGTCAACATCGCCCTGCGCCGGCAGGTGATGACGCTGGAGTATTTCACGAGCGGCAGCGTGCCGGACGCGCTGATCGGCGTGCCGGAGACCTGGGGCCCGGACCAGATCGCGACCTACCAGACCTACTGGGACTCGCTGTTCACCGATAATCTGGCCGCGCGCCGGCGCGCCCGGTTCGTGCCCGGTAAGGTCGCGCTCCACCAGACCAGCGAGCCCCAGCTCAAGGGCGAGTTCGACGAGTGGCTGTCCCGGGTGGTGTGCTTCGCCTTCTCGATCTCGCCCCAGGCGCTGATCAAGCAGATGAACCGCGCCTCGGCCGACACGCAGAAGGAGATCGCCGAGGAGGAAGGGCTCGCCCCGCTGCTCGATTGGATCAAGGTCGTCCTCGACGACGTGATCGCCGACGACCTCGCCGCGCCCGAGCTGGAATTCGCGTGGCAGGAAGACGAGCAGATCGACGAGGCGAAGCAGTCGGAGCGCCTGCGCGGGCTGACCGCGGGTGGCCTGATGCGGCTGAACGAGGGCCGCAGGATCCTCGGCCTCGATCCCGATCCGAGCCCGGCCGCCGACACCCTGATGGTGCTGACCGGCGCGGGGCTCGTACCGATCGACGCCAACACCCTGGAGGGCAAGAAGGCGGCGCTCGACGCGTTCGGGCCGCCGCCCGGGGCGAACGGCTTCGGCAACTCGGGTCAGGAGGCCGAGGATCGAAGTGACGATCCATCGGACGCAGTCACCAAGTTGCTCGCCAAGTTCGACGAAGCCCAGCCGCGGGACGCATCCGGCCGCTGGACCGATGGAAGAGGCGGCGGAGCGAGCGAGGCCGCGGAGCGCGCCGAGTTCAAGCGGACTGTCCTGCGCACCGCGATCGGCGGGGCGGTGATCGCCGGCGGCGCGATCGTCACCGCGGCATCCGGCGGCACGGTTCCGGCCGCGGTCGCGGCGGCGGTCTGGATCGCGGAGAATTACCTGCTGACCGATGCGCTGGTCTCGGCCGGGCGCCACATCGGCGCGCATCTCGGCTACGACGACGCCGAGGTCGCGCGGATGCTCGATCATCTCACCGGCACGCTCGGGTTCGGCAAGGCGGCCGGGAACGTCGCCGCGGGCGAGCGGGCCCGCACGCGTCTCGTGAGCGTGGCGGACGCCGTGCTCGACACGATGATCGATGCGGTGCGCGACGGCGATCTCGACGTGGACCGCCGGACCGCCATCGTGGCGGCCCTGGAGGAGCTGCGCGCCCGCCTGTCGTCCCTGATCGCCCATCTGCCGGCCCCGGCCCACAAGGCCACCGGCGTGGATCTCGCCAAGCGCCGGACGGGGAGGCCGGCCGACCCCATCCCTTTCGACCGACCGGCCACGCGCCGGGCCATACGGAGGATCACGGATCGGCTCGGAACGGCGCTGGCGGCTACCCGCTCTGACGTGGTCGCCGGCCTGCGCGGCCTCGCCAAGCTCACCAAGGCCGGACCGGATCACGACGATTCCGAATCCCTGCGCCGCGCGCTCGACGCCTATCTCGACAATCTCGACTTCGCGGACCTGCGCGCGGTCGCTCCGGTGGTCGCCGACGAATTGGAAAGCGTCGCCGCCGATGCGGGCCGCCGCGCCCTCGTGCAACTCGGTGCGGCCGACCGCGATGCGCTGGTGAACCAGGTGAACGCCCGGGCGGTCTCGGCGGCCCGCGCCCGGGCTGCCGAGATGGTTGGGATGCGCTTCGATGCCGACGGGGCGCTCGTGCCGTCGGCGAACGCGGATAGGACCATCACCGAGGCGACCCGGCTGCGCCTGCGCGAGACCATCGCCTCAGGGCTGGAGCGCAACATCGGACTCGACGCGATCGCGGATGAGATCGAGGCGGATTACGCCTTCTCGGAAGACCGCGCCGCGCGCATTGCCGAATACGAGGTCGCCAGCGCCAACGGCGCGGCCTCGGTCGAGGGGTATCGCGGCGCGGCAGAGGCCGGCGTCTCTGTGCGCAAGGCGTGGTGGGCCGAGGAAGGCTGCTGCGCGGTCTGCCAAGCCAACGCGGATGCCGGTGCGATCGATCTCGACGAGGACTTCCCGAGCGGGGACGAGGCGTCCCCTGCACACCCTTCGTGCCGGTGCGTGGTGGTGCCGGTCGTCGAGGACGACGATCTGGTCGGCAAGGCGTTCGACCCGTCGAAGCACCCGCGGGATCCGGAGACGGGCCAGTTCGCGGGGGCGGGTGGTTCGGGGCGTGCGGCCAAGCGGCTCGCTGTGCGGGCGCTGGCCGACCGGGCGCATCAGGACGTGCTCGATCTCGGGCGCGTCCACGGCGACCGGTTCTCAACCCATGCCGGGCGGGACGTGGATGGCTGGCGGCACGGCGTCATCGCCGAGTTCATCCGGCATATCAACCGCCGGCACGGTGCTGGTAGCGGGGATCCCAACCCGATCGCTCCGGCCGACTATGTGAACCTGCCTCGCATCCTTCGGAATGGTCGGGTCCGGCAAGGCCACGCGACCCGGGCTCAGCAGTTGAGCACGGTGATCGTCAGGCACACGATAGGCGCGCAGACCTACGATGCGGTGTTGGCAGTCCGAAAGCGAAGCGAATCGCTGACGCTGCACACGTTCTACAAGGTCGGGGGCAAAAGTGGCGCAGCCCGCTGACGCCGCGTGCCCGATCTCGCGATCGCCCTTGGGCTAAACGTCCGAAACGGTCGACGGGTCTGCACCTGCGCAAACGCTACCACCGCGCCATTCCCGCTTCAACAGCGCACCTGTCCAGCGCGAGGTCCCGGATGGCCGAACCTGCATGCGACACGGTCCGCCGCCGCCTCGGCAAGGCCTTCGACGAAGCGGACCATCCCCGCGATGCCGGCGGCCGCTGGACGGCGGGCGATCATGCCCTCGACCACGCCGCGAACCTCCCGCCCCACGACGCGCGCAAGGCCGAAGCCATCGACGTGCGGCTGGACCAGCACCTCGGCGGCATCCACGACGCCCGCAAGCGGGTCGCCCAGCACGTCATCGCGCTGAAGGAGGTCCACAAGGATCTCACGGCGAGCCACAAGGGCGCGCAGAAGGCCCTCGCCGATCTAAACGACCTGCTGGAGAAGCACGGCTACGAACAGATCGCAGAGGAAGAGGTCGATGACATCGACGAGGCCGCCGGCCTCAGGGCGCGTCTGTCGGACATGTTCAGCGAGACCCGAAGCTATCTGACGCCGAGCAAGTTGCAGGACCACGAGGCCACCGGCGCGAACACGCATGGCGGAACCACGGATCCGATCGCCGCCCTCGAAGCCGCGTTGCGCGCGCATTCCGACACGTAGCCTTCCCCGCCCAGCCCCGATCGCCAAGGCGCGTTACCGCCGCCCGCTGGAGCCCCTCATGCCCGAGCTGTCCCTCTTCTTGCCGCTGACGAAGGTCGATGCGGTCAATCGGCTGGTCTACGGCGTGGCCACCGCCGAGGCTCCGGACCGGTCCGGCGAAGTCTGCGATTACGCCTCGACCAAGCCGTTCTACGAGAAGTGGTCGGGCGGGATCGCAAAGGCCACCGACGGTCGCTCGCTCGGCAATCTCCGGGCGATGCACGGCAAGGTCGCGGCCGGCAAGGTCACGCAGATCGCCTTCAACGACGACGCCCGCCAGATCGAGATCTGCGCGAAGGTGGTCGACGACGCCGAATGGCGGAAGGTCGAGGAGGGCGTCTACACCGGGTTCTCGCAAGGGGGCGCCTACGCCAAGCGGTGGAAGGGCGAGGACGGCCTGATGCGCTACACGGCCGACCCGAGCGAGGTCAGCCTGGTGGACCTGCCCTGCCTGCCCTCGGCGACGTTCCAGGTGCTGAAGGCCGACGGCGCGGCGGAGACGCGGCCCTTCGCGGATTCGGTCCGGATCGCGCCGCCGCCCGAGCCGACCAACGCGGCCGTGCTCGCCAAGGCCGAGGATCTCGCCGCGGCGGCCGGCCGGCCCGATGAGGTCGGCGACTTCGTAGCGCCTGCCAGGGAAGCTTTGGTGAAGGCGTCCGAGGCGGCGGCCCTCGCCCAGGCCCTTTCCGCGCCCGAGCCGCCGTCGGCCCCCTCCCCCGCCGAGGGAGCGCCTGTGACCGACGGCGAGGTCGCGCAGGTCTGGAAGGCGAAGGACGGGGCGACCTTCGCGAAGAAGGCGGACGCGCTCGCCCACAACACCCGCGTCGAGGCGGAGGCCTCCGCCAAGGCGGCGGCCGGCCCGGTGCTCGATGCACTCTCCGATCTCGGCAAGCGGCTCGGCGCAGGGGATGGTGATGCGGCTCCGGCCCCGGATCGGCCGCGCAAGCGCTCCCGTGCCGAGGTCGAGAAGACTGCCGGCGGATCGGTCGCCGGGGCGGATCTCGCGAAGGATCTCTACGGGGTGTCGCGGCTGGCCGTCCTGCTGTGCGAGATCAAGAGCATGGTCGGCTCGGCGGTGTTCGACGTGGTCTACGCCGACGGCGACGCGGCGCTGCCCCGGCAGATGAAGGCCTGGGCGCTTCAGGGCGTGACCCTCCTCCAGACCATGGTCGCGGCCGAGATGGCGGACCTGATGGACGACGCACCGACCGACGAGGCGATGGCGCTGGCCGCCGGGCCGCTGTCCGACGCCGCCTACGATGCGCTCGTGAAGGCGATCCCCGCCGACGACCCAGGCGGGCGGGCGCTCGCCAAGGTCGGGGCGCGTAACAGCCAAGCGGATCGGGAGCGGATCCAGCGCATGCACGACGATGCCTGCGGCCTCGGGGCCACCTGCGGCGGCGAGGCGAGGAAGGCCGCCGGCGGCGACCTCATCAAGGGCGGCGACGCGATCGAGGCGGTGCGGGCCGAGCTCGCCAAGATGACCGGCCAGCGCGACGCGCTCCAGAAGACGCTCACCGACGAGGTGCTTCCACAGATCGCCGCGCTCGCCAAGATGGTGGGCGATCAGCCGGTGCCGCGCCACCTCGTCGGCCGCGCCGTCACAAAGGGTACTGAGGGTGCCTCGGGTACGATCGAGGCGCCATCGGCAGATGCGATCCGCGACCATCTCGCCAAGCTGAGCGCGGAAGAACGTGCGGACTTGTTGATCAAGGTCTCGCATCAGAACCCGCAGCAGCTGGCGCTTGCACGCTGAAGCGAACAGATCAGCGGTTTAGTCGCTGTCGGTGGCGACCGCTTGCGACCCCACTCAGACGTTGCGATGTCCGCTTCCGGCCTGTGGGACGCAGACGATCAAACCTCGATAGAGTTCATCGTTGGTCGGGGCGCTGCGCAGCAGTAGCGAGCGGTCGCCCTACAGCATCGTCGGTTGCGGCTGCACCGGCGCCGGTCCAATGTCAGCCGCGAGCCGTGCGTGATCCGCATCTACATCGCCAACCCGAGAGACTACGTCTTGTCCGGCTCGGTCGAGGGAGCAGCAAAGGCACCAATGCCGTTGCCCAGATCTACTCCTCTGTGAGGTGGTACTCCGCTCGGCAATACGGGAGCGGTTGAGGGCTCCACCCGAACCTGTGCGACGCCGGAATATGAAAAATAGACTCCTGTAAGATAGCCCGACTGGTGAGCGATCAGATAGGCGAATACGATCACTAGCTGGAAGAGCTCAAAGCCGATAAATACCGAGAACATCAACGTCGAGCAGAAAAATATGACGAGCGTCGACATCACGACCGCTAGGGCGTTGTAGCGCCACCCGAGCGCAAACCCAGCAATAAATAACAAGGCTGCGATTACCATTGCGGCGCCTAAAAAAATAAAAGGACAAATTTAGCGTTCGATTTGACCGAGTTCTGAATTGAAGATGCCAAAAAGGGGAAGATTTAGTACTTAGATCGCTTTTTGGTTGTACCATATGCGGCATGCAACTTTGAATGTAAAGTATGTTTGGGACGAAATCGATCCATCGCATGCGACGAATTCGACATTTTTCTTCCCATCTCACGACGCTTTTATCTGGATTATAGAACGTCATCCAACGACGTTTGGGGCAGGAAAAGTCCCACGCTGGTGAAGCTCGCGGGCCGAAGGTCTGTCACGCCGAAAGGGATGATCCTTCCGACGTTTCTGCATTTTCCCATAGCCTTGGTCGTGAGTGGGAGAAGACACGAGGTCCGCTTCCATGCATTGCCGCCCCAGAGTGAACCGGCGGAAATCCACCTCGAGCGGACCGCGTGAATAGGCACCGCCCGCCTTACTCAGACCGCTAGCTGCGCCGCACAACCACCGATCTCCACACGCCGCCGATCCGGGGAAGGATCGCGCGCGTCGCCTCGCCGGCCCATAGGGCCCTCTCCCCCCTCTACGTCCGATGCCGAACGCCCCGGGAACGGGTCAGCGTTGGCGCGGCCGTGCATCCGCACAGGATCACGACCCATGACCCAGCACGTCGATGTCCTCGCCCTCCTCAAGGAGGCGCAGTCCAAGCCGCTCACCGACCCGATTCTGGCGCATCTCGGGATCGATCTGCAGAAGTCGACCTTCACGCAGGGTACCTCGCCCACCTCCGGCCTGACCTTCTACGACCTGGAGCTCGGCGCGAAGTCGCTCTACCCGGTGCTCACCCCGCTGCGGAACATGATCCCGCGCGTCTCGGGCAAGGGCGGCATCCAGGCCGCGTGGCGGGCGATCACCGGCATCAACGTGTCGGGCATGCGCATCGGTGTGTCCGGCGGCAACCGCGGTGGCGTGCAGGTCGTCGCCACCGCGGACTACACCGCCAGCTACAAGGGCATCGGCATCGAATCCAACGTCGAGTTCGAGGCGCAGTATGCGGCGCAGGGCTTCGACGACGTCCGCGCCATCGCCGCCCGCACCGGCCTGCAGAGCCTGATGCTCGGCGAGGAGGCGATGCTGCTCGGCGGCAACACCTCGCTGGCGCTGGGCACCACGCCGACCCCGACCCTCTCGGGCTCGGCGACCGGCGGCACGCTCGCCGAGCAGACCTGGTCGGTGATCGCCGTGGCGCTGGCGCTCGACGGCGTGATCAACGGCTCCGTCGCGGGCGGGATCCAGTCGACCATCACCCGCACCAACGCGGACGGCTCGACCGACGTGTTCGGCGGTGGCGCGGCGGCGCGTTCGGCCGCCGCCACCGTCGCGACCAAGGGCGCCACCGGTTCGATCGCCGCCTCGGTCGCGCCCGTGCCCGGCGCGCTTGGCTACGCGTGGTTCTGGGGCGCGGCCGGCGCGGAGGTGCTGGGCGCCATCACCACGATCAACTCGGTGCTGATTACGGCCGCGGCCTCGGGGACGCAGGCCGCCGCCTCCCTCGGAGCGGTGGACCGCTCGACCTCGGCCCTGTCCTTCGACGGGTTACTGACCCAGGCGTTCAAGGCCGGCTCCGGCGCCTACGTCTACACCATGGCGCCCGGCACCGCCGGGATCGGCACGCCGCTCACCGCAGACGGCGCGGGCGGCATCGTCGAGATCGACGCGGTGCTGAAGTACATGTGGGATGTCTACCGGCTCTCGCCCGACACGATCTGGGTGAACAGCCAGGAGGCGCTGAACATCTCCCGCAAGATCCTCGCCGGCAATGCGGCCTCGGCCTACAAGTTCGAGATCTCGGTGACCCGGGATCAGCTCGGCGGCGGCTTCATGGCCCGCACCTACCTGAACCGCTTCTCGATGGCCGGCGGCTCGACCCTCGACATCAAGGTGCATCCGAACCTGCCGGCCGGCACGATCCTGTTCACCACCGGCACCCTGCCCTACCCGATCAACAACATTACAAACGTGTTCCAGGTCCGGGCGCGGCAGGATTACTACCAGATCGAGTGGCCGCTGCGGTCGCGCAAGTACGAGTACGGCGTCTACGCCGACGAGGTGCTGCAGCACTACTTCCCGCCGTCGATGGCGGTGATCACCAACATCGCCAACGGGTGAGCGCGACCGGCGCGGCCATGGCCGTGCCGTCCATGCCCGTGTGCATATTTCGAGCCGGGAAAGGTAAAATCCATGGCCGAGCCCCTCGCCCGTCTGTTCCCGCCCGGCGACGGGCGCCCGCACACCACGGTGGCCAACGGCCGCCCCTATACCGGGATGGCCGGCGGCGTGCTCGACGCGCCGGTGTTCGACGCGGACCTGCTCCAGGCCAACGGCTGGATCCGGGTCGGGGCGCATGCCCTGTCCGGCCCGACCGCGGCGCGCCCGGCCGCGCCGATCGTCGATCAGCTGTTCTTCGACACCACCCTGACCCTGCCCGTCGTCTGGGACGTGCTGGCCAAGGTCTGGCGCAACGTCTGGACCGGCGCCCCGGCCTGACGCCCTCCCCCGTAGCAGGAACCCCGAAATGATCAGGATGCGCGCCCCCGAGGGGCTGACCGGATTCTCGCACCAGGGCCACGCGATCGAAGTGGGCGCGGACGGCGCCGTCCTCGTCGATCCGCGGCACCGCCTCGACCTGGAGGCGCATGGCTTCTCGCCGTGGGATGCGCCTGCCGCGGCGAGTACCGCGGTCTCGGTGGCCCTCGGGCCGCTCGACGCCGACCGCGCCCGGCTGGTCGCCCTCTTCACCGAGACCGTCGCGGCGATGCCGGACGACGAGGTCGCCCGGATGATCGCCGACGCGGATCAGCGCCGGCGCCTGGAGCAGGAGGAGGCCGAGCGGATCGACCCCGCGCAGGTCACGGTCGAGGCGATCGAGCTGATGAAGCGCCATGAGCTGTTCGCCTTCCTGAGGAAGCGCGGAATCCGGGTCGTGCCGCCGGTCGACAACGAGACGCTGCGCGCCAACGCCCGGGCCGCGCTCGCCCCGGCCAGCTGATCCGTGGCCGGCCCGAGCCCCTACGATCTCGTGCGGCTCGCCGATCTCGGCGTGAGCGAGGATCCCGACGGCGCGACGCAGCGCCTGATCACCGCGATCAGCCGCACGATCCTGACCGCCCTGAACCGCCCTACGATCCTGCCGCAGAGCTACACCGAGACGCGCACCGTCGGAGGTCGCAGCCTTCTGCTCGCGAACTGGCCGGTCACCGCCATCGACCGGGTAGCGATCGGCTCCGTCACCCTGCCGCCGGCCACCGGATCCGGATCGGGCTACGCGATCCAGCCGGCCGACGACGCCCCGCCCGGGCGCCCGCAGCTTCTGACGCTCCCGGTGCGGCCGGGATGGACTTCAGTCGAGGTCTCCTACACGGCCGGTTACCAGGTCTCTGCAGAGCCCCTGCTCATCCCACCTGGCGCGCCCTGTGCCGTGTATCCAGTCGAGCCCTACGGCGCCTGGGCGAGCGATCTCGGCGTTGTCTACTGCACCGGCGACGCGCTCACACGGGTCGAGCGTGGCCCCGGGCGGGGGCAGTACGCCGTCGACGACGATACCGGTGGCTACTTCTTCTCGAAGGAGGACGGCGGGGCGACGGTGGCGATCACCTACGGCTACGTCCCGGCCGATCTCGCCAACGCCGCGCTCGACTGGATCCGGGACCGCATGGCCTATGCCGAGCGCGTCGGGATGCAGTCGAAGTCGCTCGGCGGCCAGGAGACGGTGTCGTACCGGATCACGGCGCTGCCCGACTTCGTGTCGGCCGCGCTGCAGCCCTACCGCTCGGTGGTGCCCCCGTGCTGACCGACATCCAGGTCGAGGAGACCCGCGTGGTCGCGCGGTTCGATCGGATGCCCGACGCCGTCCGCGGCGAGATGGTCAAGGTCGTCCAGGTCGAGCGGCTCGTGCTCGAGGCCCTGGTCAAGCGCAAGCTGTCGGGCGAGGTCCTCAACGTCGTCACGGGCCGCCTGCGCCGCTCGATCTTCTCCGATGTCGAGGCGCACGGCGACGCCGTGACCGGCGCCGTGAGCCAGTCGGGCGACGTTCCCTACGGCGCCCGGCACGAGTTCGGCTTCACTGGCGCGGAGACGGTCGCGGCCCACGTGCGCACGATCACGCAGGCCTTCGGGCACGCCATCGCCCCGCGCGCGGTGGCGGTGCACAGCTTCACTCGCACCGCCAATACCCCGGAGCGCTCGTTCCTGCGTTCCTCGCTGGCCGATCGCGCCGACACCATCGTGGCGGCACTGAAGGGCGCAGTCGCGCGGGGGATATCGGGGTGAGCGCCCCGCTCGACCCCCGCAACGCGGCGGTGGCCGCGCTCCAGCAGGTCGTGGCCCAGGCCTATGCCTGGAAATCGCCGCCGAGCCGGCGGCTCCGGCTCTTCGCCGACGTGCCGGCCGCCCGTCGCCCGGCCGTGTTCCTCCACGAGGGCGGCGACGAGACCTACGCGTGGTCCTCCGGCGCGGTCGCGCGGCGGACGATCGAGGTCAAGATCTTCGTCTACATCGACGCGAAGGATCACCGCACGATCGGCGCGGCCCAGCTCAACGACATCATGGACGCGCTCGACCGGGCCCTGGCGCCCTCCGGAGCCGACCGGGCGCTCGGCCGCAACACCCTGGCGGGCACGCAATACATGGCCCGCATCACCGGCCGGCCCGTGAAGGTGCCCGGCGACCTCGACGGCGACGGGCTCCTGATCGTGCCCGTGTCGATCGAGCTCCCCTGACACGAGGAGACCATCATGGGGTTCGGAGACGACGCGAGCGCCGGCGAGGCGTCCGCGAGCGATCGCGTGTCCGCGGGCGGATCCACCGCCGATCATTCGCCGCAGGGTATCCCGGCGGCCGAGGCCGTGCCTGTGCGCGGGGCGACGCTCGCCGCCCGGATCGACAACCTGCACGCCGATATGCTCGGCGGCACCGCGCTCGGCAATCACACCGCGCTGTGGAACCTCGTCCACGCCTTTAAGGAGCGCGTGAAGGCGCTCGTGGCCGAGATTGAGCGCGCCGCGTCCTGACACGGCCGCCGCTCGCCAAACCCTGACAGGAGAGCAGCATGTATTCCTTCGGCTCCGGGGTCCTGATCGGCACCCGCACGGACATCGCCAACGCGACGCCGGTGAATTTCGGGCTCGTGCAGGAAGTCACCATCGACGAGACCGCCACGATCAAGGAACTCTACGGCCAGCAGCAGCACCCGCTGGCCATCGCGCGCGGCACGATCAAGACCACCGGCAAGGCGAAGGTCGCCCGGATCTCGGGGCTCGCCATCGCCTCGCTGTTCTACGGCGTCGCACTGGTGCCCGGGCAGGTGATGACCGCGTTCGGCGAGGCCGGAACGATCCCAGCCGACAAGCCCTATGCGGTGACCACCGCCAACGCCGCGACGGCGGTCGACGATCTCGGCGTCCTCAACGCGCTGACAGGCCTGCCCTTCACCCGGGTCGCCACCGCGCCGGCTCCGGGCCAGTACAGCGTGGCGAACGGGGTCTACACCTTCGCCGCCGACGACAAGGGCAAGTCGCTGCTGATAAACTACACCTACGTGTTGGCCGGCGCGGGCCAGCGCTTCACCGTTACCAATCAGCTGCTCGGCACGACGCCGACCTTCTCGGCGCAGTTCTACACGACGTTCCAGGGCAACGCGGTGAACGTGAAGTTCAACAACTGCACGTCGTCCAAGCTCGGCTTCGGTACGAAGCTCGAGGATTTCGTCATGCCGGAATTCGACTTCAGCGTGTTCGCGGACGCGGCCGGCAACGTCGCGACCTGGTCGTTCGGGGATGTCGGATGAGCGCAGATCCGCGGCCGCAGCCGGCCATCCTCACTCTCGGCGGGAAGTCCTGGACCGTCCGTCCGCTGACCCTGCGCCAGGTCGAGGTCCTGGAGCCGCTCGTGGCGCGCGGCTCGGGGGAGAGTCCGTTCGCCTACGGGCTCGCGGTGGTGAGCGCAGCGCTGGTCCGCGACCACGAAGCGGACATCGCCGGCTTGCGCGATCTCGAGGCCACGAGCGCCGATCTCGCCGAGGCGACGCGTGCGGTGCTGATCCTCGCCGGTTACCTGCCGGGGGCCGACCCGGGGGAAGCGCGGGCGGCGCAGGGCGCCGCCTCGATCTCGACGCCGTCTACGGACGGATCTGCACCGTCACTGGATGGTCCCTCGACACCGTCGGAGATCTGACGCTCTGGGACGTGCGGCGGCTCTACCGCTACTGGTCCGCCCATCCCCCGGTCCACGAACTGGTCGCCGCGTTCCTGGGCGTGAAGGCGCCTGCCGAGCCGCCGACGCTCGCCGCGGCGGCCGACGACCCGAGCGGTATCGGCGCTATGATCCTGCGGTTCCCAGACGGGCAGGTGAAGGCGCATTAGGGCTAGAGCTCGATCATCTCTATCCTCGTTTCTTCCCCGACGCCTCTGGTCCGGGCTGATACCTTAATCAGCCCGGTGCAAAGCCAGCCGGTCAGTTCACTTCAGTCGGAGCCGGCTAAGCGTTACAGTCATCGTTCGCCCGGCTGAGGGCATCTCCGCCAGTTCGATATGGTCGATGGCTTAGACTGTTCTTCAACGCCCTCTGTAGCACCGCAGCTTGGTCCATCGCCCAGCCGAGGTTCCGATATGGCGCCAACCAGACAGCAAAAGTCTGGTCGATGCGATGACAGCTCGCAGCGTAGGACAGAGTCGGATCATCGATCGCCGCACGTACGAGAACCGAGAGAGCGTCGTCGAGGCTACGCCGCATCGCGGCGCCCACCTCCGACAGTTGATCCCACTCATCGTGAAGGGCGGCGGTGCCCGAATCAGGAATCTGGGCCATCATTAGGCGACCGCGCGCGCGGCTTCCCGCACTTGGCGCGTCGCCGCATCAACTTGCTCGCTCGCCCGGGCGATCGCCTCCATGCCGCCCGCGATCGTCGCCACCCCGTGCGACGCAGTCTGCATATTGCCTGACATCTCTCGGGTGACAGCGGACTGCTCCTCCACTGCTGCCGCAATCGCGCCCGACACGTCGTTGAGAGTCCGGATCGTCCCCTGGATCGTGTCGATGGCCGTAACGGCCTCACGCGTGGCTGCCTGCGTCGCCGTGATTTGCCCGCGGATCTGATCCGTTGCACGGGCTGTCTGCTCGGCCAGGGCTTTCACTTCGCTTGCTACAACCGCAAAACCCTTGCCGGCCATCCCCGCTCGGGCGGCTTCGATCGTGGCATTCAAAGCCAGTAGGTTCGTCTGCGCCGCGATACCTTGGATCAGCGCGACGACATCCCCAATCTGGGCCGCCTGTCCACTCAGACCCGACACGATGGTGCCAGTGCGCTCGGTCTGTCGGACGGCTTCGCTAGCGATCTCCGCTGCGCGGCTGACCTGTTGACTGATCTCACCGACCGATGCCGACAGTTCTTCGGCTCCAGCAGCAACAGCTTGGATGTCATCGGATACGCGTCCGGCGGTGCTTGCTGCCTCCGTCGTCTGTCGGGTTACCTCCCCCACACTGTGTCCGATCGCGTCGAGGTCGGTGCCGATCGCGCGCTGCGCCTCGGCCCGGCGCTGGCGACGGCGCACCTGCTCAGTCACATCGACCGCGAACTTCACCACCTTCAATACGCGACCGTGTTCATCGGTGATTGGGTTGTAGGTGCCCTGAATGAACACTTCCGACCCGTCTTTGGCGACCCTACGGTACTCGGCAGCTTGATATGCACCGTGGGCTAAGGCTGCCCAAAAAGCGCGGTAGTCTTCGCTGGAGCGCTCTGCCTCGCTGACGAAGATGGAGTGATGGCGCCCTTTTATCTCGTCAAGACGATAGTTCACCGCAGCTAAGAAATTGGCGTTGGCTTCGAGAATTGTACCTTCGGGAGTAAATGAGATGATCGCCTGAGAGCGTTGCAGGGCAGCGAGTTGGCCATCGACATCCAAGCCCCGCAGTTTCTGCGCGGTGATATCGATCGCGAACTTGACCACCTTGATGACACGACCAGCTCTATCTACCACTGGGTTGTATGTCCCCTGAATCCAGACCTCTCGCCCATCTTTCGCGATGCGTTTGTATTCAGATGATTGAAAAACCCCTCGTCTGAGGCTGTCCCAGAATTGACGATAAGACACACTCTCACCATATGCCGTTTCTACGAGTATAGCGTGATTGCGACCCTGAATTTCTGCCAGCGTATAGCCTATCACATCAAGAAAATTCTGGTTCGCTGTTAGGATTGTCCCATCAGCATTGAACTCGATCACAGCCTGAGATCGATTGAGGGCGATAATCTTAGCGCTGTCATCGTTTTTGAATAAGCTGATCATTCGCGTTATCCTCCATGGTGCTATCAATGTTCGCCGGAATATCGTGAACACCGACTGGTTTATGCTAGTCATCATCCGGCATAATTCGAAATAAAAAGCTAATTTCTGATATTGAGATGCTTATTTGGCTGAAGAATTTGATATCAACCAGAGGTTGATATATGTCGCCCATTTATTCTTTTTATGCCCCGTGAAATGGCACTGTAGATGCAGATTTGATTTCGTGAGCTTCATCAATACATGGTCGCCCGCATAATTGATCAGCATCGACAAGAGACGCTGCAAATGCTTCAACGAGCGCTGATTCTAATTTTAGGGGCGTCATTTTCCGTAGGATTTTTAATGCTTCAACCTGCGGCATGGCGGGACGATATGGCCTATGTTCAGTCAGCGCTGAGTAGATATCGCATATCGTCAGTAGGCGAACGGCATCGCTGATTTCGGCGCCGCGTAGGCCGTCGGGGTAACCCGTCCCATCCAGCATCTCATGGTGGTGGCGAACTCCCAAAAGCGTGAGCGGATCGCTCATCCCGGATGTTCTGAGGATGTCGTATCCGAGCGCCGCGTGGGTTCGCATCACTGCCATCTCAGCAGGATCGAGGTGCTCCGGCTTGTTCAGAATCGCGACCGGGATCTGCGCTTTTCCGACATCATGCAACAAAGCCGCTCGAACGAGCGTGGTCCGGTCCTCAACCGATAGTCGGAGGCTGATCGCAAAATTAGCCACGACACCAGCGACCAGCAAGCAATGTCGGACGGTCATATCATCATGCGCTTGTACTTTATTAATCCAGCGTCGCAAACCGCCTTCCCGGAGGACTTGAAGAACAGGATCAATTTCCGCATCAATCGCCGGTAGATCGACGGCACCGGTTTTAGCGCCTGCCATCATCTTGGAAAAAAGCGTCCCGATTCGAGCAGCGCTGTGCTCGACGAGAAGGTCAGTCAGCGTTTTGTCAGGTGCTACTTGGCGAAACAGGGCAGCAACGACCTTTGTCGGTTCAGTCAATGAAGATAAGCAGGCCGTTACTCCGTGCTTTCCTGCCTCGTACAAATCACTGCCATGCCGAGAGCGCAGTAAGTAGATGATCGGTATCCGACGCCCAGACAGATGATAATGAAGATCTTTGAGGCATTGTTTGGTATCGCTTCGGTCTAATGACGCCACAACGATAACCCCTTTAATAGTGTCTACGTCAGTCCAGGGGTTGCCAGCTAAAAGGAGTCGTGATTGAGCAACCGATCGAACAGCATCGGCGAGATCCAGCCCGCGATCGTGACGATCCGTTAGAATAACAATGTTGGGCTGCATCGATTATGCAACCTTGCCGCCGTGATAGGCTTGCATTGCTATTCTTGAGCGGACCGCAGCATATGCTGGGGCTATCATCGGGTAGTCGGCTGGGAGACCGTAACAGGCACGATATTTCTCAGGCGTGAACCCGTTGGCCGTGAGATGTCGCTTGAGCGATTTATATGGTTTCCCGTCAATGAAGCTGACGATCCGGTCATAACGAACTGATGATTTAATCACCTTTGAGCCCGGTTTGGCGAATACACTTTCTATTACATGGTTTGGATTTGCTATATCAACAAGCGCCATGTATACTTTCGCAATCAATGTCGGCAGTTCAGTTGCAGTGACAGCGTTCCGGGATACGTAGGCGCAAACAATAGCAACTGTACGTTCGGTCAATGTTGAGCTATTCATCTTATATGACTTTCTAGATTGCATCTTTAATAGTTGGTTGCGCCGATGCCTGCGCACTTATTGGTTCGTTTGCGAGTGTATGCGAGCGATTTCTGATTTTGCCGCGATCATAAACAAAATGTGATTCGACATTGCCATTGTATTGATATCTAGCCAGCTCGGTGATTGATATATCCTGAGCTACAGTTTGAGTTCGCGCTTGACTGTAAGCGCAAGAAATTTTGTCTCAATGCGCGATGAGGCTGTCGGCACAGTTCCGAATGATGAGGACTTTGTTAACCACTGCCAGTCTGCACCCAAGAGATAGTTTCAAGCTTTGGTATGAAACGATCCGCGAAAGGATCGTGCCCGTAGAGCTTACCCGGATCGGCGATCGTCCATTTGAGGGTTTGATGGAGGGGGCAGACGTCGGCTCCCTGCCGATCACCCGTATCACTCAGAGCGCAATCCAAACTGAGGCCACCCCCAATACGATCCGCCGTCATAACAAGCACGACACCGTATCTGTCACGGTCATGCTCTCGGGGCGACTGAACTGCACGCATTACGGACGGGAATCAGTCCAGCACGCGGGTGAGTTCGTCGTGTTGGACCGCAAACCGACGATCATGGCCACTGTCGAAAAGAGCCAATCGCTCGTATTGGAGGTCTCACGCGCCCGGCTTGAGAGGTCGCTTGGTCCTGCAGCTTTGTATGCCGGGCTGACGATAGGGTGTAAGCAGGCATCCACTTCGCTCGTAACCAGCTTTTTCCAGGATCTTATAAGGCACAGGGAGCGGTTCACCCCGGATACGGCAGAGCGAATGTCTTCAATTGGAATCGATTTGCTTGTCGCTAGTATTGCTGAGCGCTTGGCGCAGGAAACCCCGCGGAATCTGGCCGGTACGGTCATCGTGCAGAGGGCCAAAGCCTACATCGAAGCCAACCTGGGCGACCCGACTTTGGACCCATCCCAACTTGCAATTGCAATGGGGGTGTCGCTTAGGCGCTTGCAACAACTATTTCGGGAGCAGAATCGGAATATTTCCGACTGGATCTGGAAGCGGCGATTAGAAACGGCGGCCCTGAGACTGGCTGATAGCAGCCACCTTCATCTGCCGATAGGCGTGCTGGCCTACGGGTGCGGTTTCATAAGCCAGTCCCATTTCTCAAGGTGCTTCAAGGCCCGGTATGGGATGGCGCCGCGCGAATACAGAGATCAGGCTGCGAGATCGCAGCTGAGATTGGATTGAATATCCCTATCGCGCTGCTAGCAGCCCGAAATATGCCGATTTAACAATGATGGTGATGTTACCGAACTCGAAGATTGCGGAAAACGAGGCCATTTTTGCGAGATGGCCAAATTCAAGGCGGCTCATGCCCAGATATATTACTGTTGGAATATAGTTGTATAATAGATCAATGGCGGCGATTGCGCGAGAATTTGGCTCGAATTTTATCCGTAGGATGACATTTAATTAAAGAGAATGATGTTGATAACAGAGATAATCCGCTCAAATTTTACTAGAAAGTGAAAGACATACCGACAACCGAGATTGGCAGCTGCTGATCCAATCCAGCCACCCAAACGGCCTTCGGCGCTTCTCCAAAATGGCCGTTCGTCAGTTCTCCAGTGGCTTCGGCTCAGGGTCGAGAGCGGTCCCTGCTGCCATGTCGGCTTCAATGCATCTGCGACTCGAAAGCGGACCGGCAGAGAGCCCTCCCCTCAGTGCCCGTCGCCCGGTCAACCCGATTGCGCTTGAGCCCTACCATGGCCGACGACATCCGGATCCGCTTCGGTGGCGACACAGGCGGCATCCGCACTGCAGCCGATCAGGCCAAGGGCGCGATCCAGAGCTTCGCGACGACGGCCCGCGGCCAGAACGCGGTGGCGCGCCAGAGCTACGACGCGCTGAAGACGGCCATCGACGAGGCCAACGCCTCGCTGCGGCAGATCCAGACCAGCACCGCGAACACGAGCGCGGTGGCGTCCCAGGCCCGCGCCGTCGCGGTGCTCACCGCGGCCTATCACGGCCTGCGCGCCGCCGACGAGGCCGCCTCCGATGCGACCGGCCGGAGCTACGCGGCCGCCGGAACCGCGATCTCGGCGACTGCAACGGCGGCCCGGTCCGGCGCCGCCGCGCTCGCGGAATACGCGTTCAACGCGCTCGCCGGCGCGCGCGCCCTCGATGTCACCGCGCTCTCGACCCAAGGGCTGACCGGCGCGATCGAACGGCAGCGCAGCGCGTTCCAGGAATGGCGGCGCGGGTCGCAGATCTACGGCTCCGGCCTGCTGGAGGTGGAGGGCCGCGCCATCGCGGCCGCCGGTAATATGGACCGGCTCCAGGCTGCGGCGCAGGCCCGCGGCTTCGAGAACGCGACCCGGATGCTCCAGTCGTTCACGCTGGAGCTGACCAAGGTCCCGGGCATGACCGACCAGGGGGCGGCCTCGATCGAGACCATGCTCGCCGCCGTCCCGAACTACACCGGTGCGGCCAATGCCTCGATCGTCTCGCTGATCGCCATGATGGCGTCGTCCGAGGACGAGGCGAAGCAGATGGCGTCCTCGCTCACCGCGGCCCTGCGCGACCCGGCCGCGGCCGGCAGCGGCTATCTCGCGGCGCTCGGCGGCGTCTCGCGCGAGCTGCGCACGCAATTCGACCTGGCGCGCCAGAGCGGCAACGCCAACCAGATGCAGGCTGTGCTCCTGTCCGCCCTGGTGGAGCGGGCCCGTGCCTACGGCAACGAGATGACCCGGGCGCTGCAGGAACAGCTCCAGAGCTTCCGGGTATTGGGGCCGCTGGCCGGCCTGTTCGCGTCGCGCCTGCGCGGGCAGGTGGACGAGGCCAACCGGGTCACCGATGCGCTTGAAAAACAGCTGGCGACCATCGAGCGCCGCAACGCGGCGCTCGCCCGCACGCCGCTCGACGCGGGGCAACTCGCCGACGCTACCGCCGGGCTTCTTAGCGGCACCGCGCAGGCCGGCATCGACCAGGCGATGGGCCGGATCGACCTGCTACGTCAGCGCCTCCAGGGGGCGACCGGCGACGCCGCCGCGCTGATCCGGCAGTTCGAAGGCTTCAGCAGCTCGGCCTATCGCGACAGCGACGGCCGGTTCCGCGTCGGGTTTGGATCGGACACCACGACCGGCGCCGACGGTCGCGTCTCACCGGTCACCGCCGACACGGTCACGACGCGTGAGGACGCCGAGCGCGATCTCGCGCGCCGCGTGGTCGAGTTCCAGGCCGGGGCCGCCGCGCAGGTGGGCGCGGCGTGGCAGGGCTTGTCCGACCGGGCGAAGGCCTCCCTCACCTCCGTGGCCTACAATTACGGCTCGCTACCTTCCGACGTGGCGGCGGCGGGCCGCAGCGGAAACGAGGGCGCCATCGCCGATGCGATCCGGGCCCGGTCGGGCAACAATGGCGGGGTCAATGCCGGCCGAAGGAACCGGGAGGCCGACAACATCACCGGCGGTGCCCCGGCCGAGGCCCTGCGCCAGCAGCTCGACCTGCGCCAGCAGCTGCAGGACCGCCAAGCCGGCGGCAACGCCCTCGACCGGGAGGCGCTGGCGACCGCGCAGGCCAACGCGGCGGGCAAGCGAGACGAGGTCGCGGCGCAGGAACGCGCCAACGACGCCCTGCGCCACCAGCTCGACGCGACCGCCGATCTCTCGGCCCGCACGGCGCTCCAGACCCGCCTCGCGCAGGGCGAGGCTGCCCTCGCCGAGAAGCGCGTCGCCCTCACCCGATCCGAGGCGAGCCTGCAGACCGCCGAGATGGAGACCGGCTCGCGCGAGCGGCTGCAGATCCTCAACGACGCGCTGACCGTCGAGCAGGGGCTCCATGCCCGTGGCACGGCGGCCTGGAACCAGCTGGAGGCGCAGAAGGTCGCCAACATCCGGGCGGTCGAGCAGGCCGAGGCGCAGGAGCGGGCCACCGCAGAGGACACCGCCTACCAGAACGCCAAGCGTGTCCTCGATGATCGCATGCGCGACATCCGCCAGGAGGCGCAGGAGCGCGGCCTCACCTTCGCGGAACGCCGCGCCGAGACCAGCAGCGTGCTGGCGCAGATCGAGGATCTGGAGCGCGACCACCAGCGCAAGCTCGCCGAGATCTGGGGCCAGGGGACGAGCCAGTACCGGCAGGCCATGGCCCAGCTCGACCGGCTCTCCGCCGAATCGGCGTCCCGCCGCGCCCAGGCCGAGCGCGAGATGCAGAAGGCGGAGTATCAAGACACCAAGCGCACCTACGAGCAGATCGGCTCGACCCTGACCGGCAACGTCTTCAGCGTGATCCAGGGGCAGACCACGATCGCGCAGGCCGCGCGGGCGACCGCCCTGTCGATCGTCCAGAGCTACGTCCAGGCGCGGGTCAAGCTCATCGCCGACTGGCTCGCCGGCGTCTCGGCGCACCAGGCCGGCGAGGCCGCCAAGACCGCCGCGACCACCGCGGGCGTCGCCGTCCGGACCGGCGCCGAGGAGACCGGCGCGGCCGCCTCCTTCGCCACGCAGGCGGGTGCGATGGTCAAGTCGATCATGGCCTCGGCCAGCGAGACCTTCGCGGGGATCTTCGGCTTCCTCTCGCCGTTGCTGGGCCCCGCCGCGGTCGGCCCGGCGGCCGCCGGCGAGGCGACGGTCGCGGCCGCCGCCGCGGCGATCCCGTCGTTTGCCGTCGGCGCGTGGTCGCTGCCCAACGACATGATCGCCCAGGTCCACCAGGGCGAGATGATCGTGCCGGCCGGCCCCGCCGGTGCGCTCCGCGCTGCGATGGGCGGCAGCCCGTCCCCGAGCCTGGCGCTGAACCACACCACGCAGATCAACGTCTCGGCTTTGGACGGCGCGTCGGTGGCGGATTTCTTCCAGAACCATTCGCGCCCGCTGATGCGGGCGATCAACCAGGCGGTCCGGCAGGGCGCGCATCTCGGCCTGTCGCGGATCGGGCCAGGCTGACCGGTGATCGACTACATCACCGGTTTCAACCTGCTGCCCTCGACCGGGGAGTTCGGCTACGACACCCTGCCCTATCAGGCGTCGAAATCGCCGCCCTCGGCGGCGACCCGAACCTTCGTGCCGATCAACACCTATGCCGGGCCGGGCTCCGGGCGCACGGATTACAGCCGGGCCGTCGACGCCCTGGCCGCCCAGGTTCCGGGTTGCACCACCGTCAACCTGCTGGTGGCGTGGTTCGGGTCCTCGCTCGATGCGAACGTCTGCAAGATCTACCCGTCGACCATCTACATCGACGGCTCGTTCCAGCGCCTCGACGGGGCGAAGCCCGTCGAGGAGAATTGGCAGGTCTCGGGCCTGACCCAGCTCTCGCGGGACGCCGCGGGCGCCTCGATCCTGATCCCGATCACTTATATCGACGGCCATGCGGTCTACGGCGGCACGCCCTCCGACCAGAGCGTGGTGCGCTGCCTGCGCGACCTGAAGGCCCGCGGCTACCGGGTGGTGTTCTACCCGTTCATCCTGATGGACTGCCCGGGCTTCCCGTGGCGCGGGCGCATCGCGGTCCGGCAGGACAGGAACGCGGCGGCCGCCGCGACCGTGACCCGCTTCCTCGGGCCGGCGAAGCCGGCGCACTTCACCCGCGATTCCACGAACCTTACGGTCGGCTATGCCGGGCCGGCCACGGACTACACGTTCCGCCGGATGATCCTGCATTACGCCAACCTGTGCGTGCTGGCCGGCGGCGTCGACCTGTTCCTGCTGGGCTCCGAGCTGCGCGGGCTGGAATCGATCCGCGGGCCGGGCTGGACCAAGGCCGGCATGACCGGCGCAGACGGCACCGTCACCTGGGATTATCCGTTCGTTGACGGGCTCGGGCAGCTCGCCGACGACGTGCGCGGGATCTTCGACGCCGCCGGCCTGACCCGGGACGCGGCCGGGCTGCACAACCTCGTCAGCTATTCGCCGGACTGGTCGGTGTGGATGGGCGTCCAGCATCCGGGCGAGGCCGGGCAGTGGCCGCATATCGACCAGCTCTACGGGCGGGCGAGCATCGACCTCGTGGCCATCGACAACTACCTGCCGCTGTCGGACTGGACCACGGCGGGCGGCGGCCTCGACGCTGCGAACTGGACCGCGCCCGCCCCCGACCGGACCGCCTGGCCACCCGGCCCCGAGACCATGGGCGGCCTCGGGCTCTCGGGCGAGCCGACGCTCTACGCGATGCCCTACCTCAAGCGGAACATCGAGGGCGGCGAGAAATACGACTGGTTCTACTACGACTCGGACAATCTCGGGATCGGCCTCGATCCCCTGGGTTCGGATCAGCAGGTCTCCCGGCCGACCGGCGACCGCCTGACCCAGACCCGCAGCCGGTACTATCCGGGCCAGGAGATCCTGGCGAACAAGCACCTGCGCTGGTGGTGGAAGAACCCGCACCGGGCGGTCTACGATATCGGCGACGGCCGGGGCTATGTGCCGAGCGGGGCCGTCACCCGGTGGGTGCCGCAGTCGAAGTCGATCGCCTTCGTCGAGTACGGCTTCGCCTCGATCGACCGCGCCACCAACCAGCCGAACGTGTTCTACGACCCGAAGAGCACCGAGAGCTTCACCGCGTACTGGTCGGTCTGGGACAGCGCCGACGGGGCGACCTATCGGCCCAAGCGCGACGACACGCTCTGCGCCATGGCGCTGCGGGCGCTCTACGAATACTGGTACGTCGACGGCAACAACGAGACCTCGGCCGCCGGCCTGCCGATGCTCCAGACCGCCTTCTTCGCGGCCTGGAACTGGGACGCGCGGCCGTTCCCGACCTTCCCGCTGCGCTCCGATGTCTGGGGCGACACGCTCAACTGGCCGGCCGGCCTGTGGATCGGCGGCAAGGGGCCGGCGCTGCCGCCACCACCGCGTGACGCCTCGCCCGTGCCGGGGCCGTACCCGAGCTTCCCGGTCCTGTCCGGCCTGGCGTGGTCGGTGCGCTACGCGCCCGTGTTCCGCACCGGCGCGGCCCAGCACGTCTCCGGCCGGGAGGCGCGGGCGGCCCGGGCGCGGGCGCCGCTCTGGGAGATCGAACTCGCCTACGATGTCCTCGCCGCCGGGGGATTCGCCGCGCGCGGGCTGGCCGGGGACTTCGAGCGCCTGGCCGGCTTCTACGGCTCGGTCGCCGGCCGGGATCTCCCGTTCCGCGTCGCCGTGCCGGCCGAACTCGGCATCGGATCGAGCCTGCTCTGCCGCTTCGCCGACGACGACCTGGATCTGGAGCAATTCATGGCGCTGCTGTTCTCTACGCAGGCCTTCCGGCTCACGAGCGTGCGCGGGTGACCGACACCCCGCCCGCCTTCCCGGCGCTGCCGGGCCAGGGCTGGTCGGTGCACAAGCGCCCGACCTTCGCGACGCGGCTCGCCCCGCACGTCTCGGGGCGGGAGGTGCGCGCCAGCCTTTACGCGGCACCGCTGTGGGAATTCGAGGTCACCTTCGACGGGCTGGCCTCGGGCTCGGCCTTTCCCGGCCTCGGGGTGAACTCGCTCCAGGCGCTGCTCGGCCTGTTCCTGCGCTGCCAAGGCCGCTTCGGGACGTTCCTGTACACCGATCCGACCGACAACACGGTCGCGGGCGGCGCGATCGGGGTCGGCGACGGGACCACCCTCGCCTTCCCAGCCCTGCGCACGCTCGGCGGCTTCTCCGAGCCGGTCGGCTGGGTGACGGCTTTGCGCGCCGTCTCCATCAACGGGGCGGCCGCCGGCGGCTGGAGCCTCACGGCACCGAACCGGATCACGTTCGCGGGCGCGCCGGCCGCCGGCGCGGTGATCGGCGCGGATTTCAGCTTCGCCTACCTCTGCCGGTTCGTCGACGACGTGCAGGATTTCGAGAACGTCATGGCCGGGCTGTGGAAGGCGGAAGCGGTGAAGTTCCGGAGCGTGCGCACGTGAGGACGGCTGATCCGACCCTGGTCGCCTACCTCGCCGACCTTCGGGCCAGGGCCGACAAGCCGCTGCTGATGGCCGATTGCTTCACCTTCACGCTGCTGTCCGGCCTGATCCTGACCTACACCGACGCCGACGTGCCGGTGGCACTGAACGGCTACACCTACCTCGCCGATTCCGTGCTGGTGGACGGGCTGCGCTACCGCTGCACCACCGGTCTCGACGTGGATCAGCAGCGGATCACGGTCTCGGCCCGGCCGACCGACACGGTGGGCGGCGTGCCCTTCCTGGTGGCCCTGCGCGAGGGCGTGTTCGACGGCTGCACGATCCGGCGGGACCGGGCGTTCCTCACCGCCTGGGACGCCTCACCGATCGGCGGCGTCACCCTGTTCACCGGCCGGCTGTCGAGCGTCGACCAGATCGGGCGCATCAGCGCGACCCTGACGGTGGCGAGCGAGCTGACGCTGCTCGATATCGATCTGCCCCGCAACGTCTGGCAGCCGACCTGTAACCACACCTTGTACGATACCGGCTGCCGGCTGGTGCGGCAGGCCTACGCCTCGGCCGGGACCGTGGGCGCTGGCGCGACCACGACCTTCATCCCGTGGACCGGGGCGAGCGACGCGCTCGCGCAGGGCACGGTGACCTTCACCTCGGGCGGCAACAACGGGGTCTCGGCCACGGTCAAGGCGGCCGATGCGACCGGCCTGACCCTCGCCTACCCGCTGCCCGCGCTCCCGAACGCGGGTGATGCCTTCACCGCCTATCTCGGCTGCGACCACACGCTGGCGACTTGCCGGTCCAAGTTCGCGAACGACGCCAACTTCCGCGGTTTCCCGTTTGTGCCAACCCCCGAGGCCGCGTTCTAGTCGTAAAGATCAGATGTTTAATACCAATCGGGAATTTCCGCTAACGACCCAACACGGTCTTTCATGCGCAGCGGCGCGGCTCCCAAAAACGGACATGTATTTGGAGTGAACTCCTGGCGCTGGGTACGGTCAAGTAGTGGTGCTGGGCAGTGTTACTGCGCGAACTGTCGATCCGCCTGAGACCGTCGAGGAAGTCATACAGCTGTAGGTCTGTGGGACAGCCGTCGGCCGCTTTGTGGCGCTGATCCGCGCCGAGAGCGACGGGGCCAGGACGATGCTGCTCTTGTACGAGAAAGACGTCTGCGTGCGGTGTTACGTCCAGAGCGCCATGCTCTGGACGTAACACAGCGAGAATTGCGACCCCGCGTACATTAAGATCGAGTGCAAGATCTGCTGCCGGACCAGCGGCCACCCAGCATGGATCGCGGCTAGCGTAGTCGATCACTCGCAAATGCCCATCGCGGTGAACGACGATCCGTCGGATTGAAGCTGCTTAGCTTTAAGACCGAAAGCTGCCCACATTAGTGATTTTAAGTTTCAATCCACTGTCGGTTCAATCCACCGATTACTAGTGCCGCCGGTTAAGCGTCTATGATGCGCAATAGCAACACCGGGTAGCGTTCCATGCAGTCTGGTTAAAACAGTATTGCGTCCAGTGCTGGCGCCCGCGCACAATCATCCCGATCAGATGGAGAGGCGTTGTGCAGTCGAGTCGCACCATCGTGCTCAGCATTCTTGCAACATCATGCCTCGCTGGGTGTGGTGCTGTCACGCCGTTAAAAGATCCGATTATTCCCAACGACATCGATGCCCGCGGGCATTCGCGCGAAGGGAAGCTCAAAACCCGACTAATATCAAAGGTAAAATGCGAAGTTCAAAATGCGCTATTTGACGCTGAGAAACTCGGAAGTGTTCCCTGGCTAAAGTATTGGGGGACACAAATTACGATCAAATCTACTTGGGAAGACAAATCCAGCCTAAGCCCGAGCATAACAAATGATATACTTCTCAAGGGAGTTGAAAGCATATCAAATGTGTTCGGAGCAACTGGAAACGCTCAGGCTACGAGATTAGAAACTACAACATTCATTTGGCAAAACTCAGAATTGCTTGACGACCAATACAAAAATATCAGCCTTGGCGTCAACACAGACTGCGATCGAATTTTGGACGGCCCGCTAGTTGAGTCCGATCATCGCATCAGAGAATTCATCTACGATAATGCGACTGTTGCTGCCTATGGCGTGGCGACAACCGGGAATTTTAAAAAGCCTCCATTCACCGTACTTCAGAGCGACCTCACATTCGTAGGATCGATTGGAGCAAATTACACACCGATCTGGAGATTCACAAAACTTAGCGCAAATACTGGCGGGTCTCTGTTGTCTGGAACTAGAACAATAACTGGCCAAATCATTATGACTGTGGGACCGCTCGCTCCTCTCAGTAAGATCGACGCTTTAAAGGCCGTTGAAGCTCTCGCAGAACCTGCGGCATCTCAACACAATGCTGCAGTGATCGGCAGCTTCGTTGCTGCTCAGAACGCCGCACGTTTCCAATAGCAGATCTGGAGGCCCCTATGTCCAAAGATAAAAGAAAAAAGCGCAAAATAAAAATTACAGCAACACTCGAGCCCGTCGAGGTAAATGGAAAGATATATTATGTTACGGCAAATCTGTTGAACAGCACCAATCCTTGTGTCGGCATTAATGATGGATATCTGCCTGACGGAACACATTGTGTAGCCGGGCAAGTGGCACCCGACCTAGCTACTCTGAAACTAGCCGGGTTCAAAATCCGCAAGATTATTGTTTAGGGGCCCAAGCATCGTGTACTGGATCCTATATATAGTGGTTGCAACCGCTCATCCTGGAACACCTCCTCATCCCGGCATGCCAAATATGTCTGGACCGAACAACCAGCAAATACCGGGAGTTGCTCCGTCTTTTGGGACGGTGGCGCAGGATACAAGTTATTCATATCATTGCTTAACTTTCGCAAACGAGCGGCTGGCCGCGAAGGCCCGTGATCAAATACTTCCCCTGTACGGCAATCACGCTACTGCTGTCATCTTCAGCACCCAGTAACAAGACCGATCCTTGTGATGCTGAGCCTCTCGCTCGCGTACCGAATATAGCCAAGGCGCCGAGTATTTCACCCTCAGTCTGTCACCAGCCCAACAGTTCACCCTTGCCCGTCGCGTCGTTTACCCAATCATACACGCTCTCGGTTGCTCGACCGACTGCAAGCAACGGGCACGAAAGGGTCGCGAGTTCGTGAAGCATGTGGATCTCGGCGCTGTGCCTTCAAGTCGAGAGTTCGCCATTCGCTTCAACCTTTTCAGGTAGTTTCCAAGCGTCTGATTTGAACCACTAAACGGGTCTGATCTCCCGTCGAGTAGGTCTCGGCACCCTTGGACGTACCGTTGGATACCCCGCATCTCGAGGGCCTGCCATGCTCTCAGAAGCTGAAGGCCGCTTGGCTCTCATCTGCGAGGCCCGGCGCTGGATCGGCACGCCCTACCACCCGGGCGCCGATATCCATGGCGTCGGAGTCGATTGCGGCATGCTCATCGTGCGCGTGTTCGTCGATGCCGGCCTCGTCCCGGCCTTCGATCCGCGGCCCTACCCCCAGGACTGGCACCTGCACCGCGACGACGAGCGCTATCTCGGCTTCGTGTTCGACCGGGCCGCCGAGGTCGCCCGGGCCGATCCCGGCGACGTGATCGTGTTCCGCTACGGGCGCGCCTACGCTCACGGGGGCATCGTGACCGCGGCCGAGCCCCTGACCCTGGTGCACGCTTTCTCGCCCGCCCAAGCCGTGGTCGAGGAGCCGCTCGCCCGCAATCCCGTGCTCACCGAGCCGGGCCGACACCCGCGCTTCTTCAGCCTGTGGGCGGCGCGTGCCGCCGCCGAGGTCGAACCCGCATGAGCCTGTTTGGCGGCAAGAAGCGCACCGTCCGGCCGGACTATACCGGCCTGCAGGTCCAGACCTCGTCGAGCGCGCTGCCGATCCCGATCGTCTACGGGACGAACCGCATCGCCCCGAACGTCATCTGGTCCGACGGATTCCAGACGCACGCGCAGCGCAAGAAGCATGCGGGCGGCAAGGGCGGCGGCGGCCGCAGCGTCACGGGCTACACCTACTCGACCTGGATCATGTTCGGGCTGGCCGAGGGGCCGATCCAGGGCATCGGCGAGGTGTTCAACGGCCAGACCGTCACCCCCTTCCCGACCAACTTCCTCAGCCTGATCGCCGGCGCGACCCCGCAGCAGCCGTGGGCGCCTGCGCAGGCCCGCTACCCGGCCGCGGCTCTGCCCTACAACGGCACTGCCTATCTGGCCTCGCCGTACTTCGATCTCGGGTCCAGCGCGACGATCTCCTCGATCGCCTTCGAGGTGGTCGGACGGCTCGCCGGCACCGCGGGTCCGCTCGGGCAGGACGCCGACCCGGCCGCCATGGTCTCGGATTTCCTGACCAACGCGCAGTACGGCGTCGGCTTCCCGGCCGCCGCGCTGAGCGGCGCGGCCCTGTTCGGCGCCTCTGGGGATTCGTCCTACCAGACCTATTGCGCGGCACTCGGCCTCGGGCTGAGCCCGGCGCTGACCGACGCCGAGACCGCCAACGCGATCCTGTCGCGCTGGCTGAAGCTGACGAACAGCGCGGCGGTGTGGTCGGGCGCGCTCCTGAAGATCGTCCCCTACGGTGATCAGGCCGTCACCGGCACCACGCCCTCGGGCGCGACCGTGACCTACGTGCCCACCATCACGCCGGTCTACGACCTCACCGACGACGACTTCCTGTTCGCCGACGGTGAGGATCCGGTCCGGATTGCGCGCAGCGATCCCTACGGCCTGCCCAACGTCCAGCGCGTCGAGTGCTCCGATCGCAGCCACGGCTACACGTCGACCACGGTCGAGGCCCGCGACCAGGGTGCGATCGAGCGCTACGGCCTGAAGGTCGGCGGCACCATCACGGCCCGTGAGATCTGTGCCCTTTCAATAGGCCGTCTCGTCGCGCAGCTCGCACTGCAGCGCGCCCTCTACATCCGCAACACGTTCACGTTCCGCCTCTCCTGGGAGTTCTGCCTCCTGGAGCCGATGGACATCGTCACCCTGACCGACGCGGGTCTCGGCCTCGCCAGGGCGCCGGTGCGGATCACGGCGATCGAGGAGGACGAGGACGGGCTCCTCACCGTCACGGCGGAGGAATTCCCGCGCGGCACCGCGACGGCGCCGGCCTATCCTGTGGTCGGCGCGACCGGGACCGGCATCGACCGCGGCAAGGCCCCCGCCGCGGTCAACGCCCCGCTGATCTTCGAACCGCCCGCCGCGCTGACCGCGGGCGTCCGGCAGGTCTGGATCGCCGCATCCGGCGCCAACGCCGACCCGTTCTGGGGCGGGGCGAATGTCTGGGTCTCGCGCGACGGCGCCACCTTCGTCGAGGTCGGCACGATCGCCGACACCGCCCGCCAGGGCGTGCTGAGCGCAGACCTGCCGGCGCCGGCCGGCGCGAACCCCGACCGCGGCAACACGCTGTCGGTCGATCTCGCCCGGTCCGGCGGAACCCTGGCCTCGGGCACGGAGGCCGATGCCCGCAACGCCGTGACCCTGGCGCTGGTCGGCCAGGAGCTCGTGTCCTATGCCACCGCGACGCTCACCGGATCCCACGCCTACGGCCTGACCTACCTGGAGCGCGGGCTCTACGGCTCGCCGGCCGGTGCCCACGCGGCCGGAGTTCCCTTCACCCGGCTCGACGAGGCCGTGTTCCGCTACAGCGTGCCGGAGGCCTATATCGGCACACAGCTCACCCTGAAGCTGCAATCGTTCAACATCTTCGGCGGCGCGATCCAAGACCTCGCGACCTGCGCGGCCTACACCGTGACGCCGATCGGATCGGGCCGGTTCGGGCCGCTGGCCGAAGCGCTGGCGCTCGGCAGCAGCACGGATCTCGGGCAGGCCTCGCAGGCCGCCGCGCGCGAGGACGATTTCGGCCTCGCCTCCGACCCCTATCCCAACTTTCTCGATCTGGGGCTCGCCTCCGCATGAGCGTGCGCACGCAATGGCTGCGGGACGCGTGGTCGTTCCTCGCGACCTTCGTCGGCAAGCCGGGCGAATTCGTCGTGGACACCACGAACTGGCGTCTCGTGGTGCATGACGGCTCCACCCCGGGCGGCCATCCGACCGTCTCGGCGACCGATCTGAAGGCCGGCGTGCCGATGCTCGGGATCAACACGGAGGCCGACACGACCAACCGGCTCGCGGTGAAATCCGAGGTGGCGCTCCTCTCCTGGGACGATGCCAAGCCCGGCCCGGGCAACATGCGGGTGTCCGTGAACAAGAAGGCCGCCGGCAACGACGCCGCCTTCCTGTTCCAGACCGGCTATTCCACCCGGGCCCTGTTCGGGACGCTCGCCAGCGACGACTTCGCCCTGAAGGTCTCGCCAGACGGCGCGACCTTCTACACGCCGCTCGTCGCGTCGGCCGCCACTGGGCGAATAATCCTCGGCCGCATCGATGCTCCTCTGGAGGTCAGCGCGAACACCGGGGCGCTGCCCGATCCGCCTGCTCAATCGGTCCTGCGCCTGTCCGGCGCCGACGGATCACGGGCCATCCTGGCTCTGGACAGCTACGGGGCTGCCGAGGGCGGCAGCCTCACCTTCAGGGCGGCGGGAGGCACCGCCGCCGCGCCAGCGGCGCTCAAGGCTGGGGCGCTGATCGGCCAGGTCTCGGCCGTGGGACGCGGCGCCAAGTCCTTCAGCGCGGCCGCCCGGGCCTGGCTGTCGTTCCTGACCGCCGAGACCTGGACGGACGGCGCGCAGGGCACCCGGGCGGTCATTGCGGCGACCCCGCTGGGCGCCACGGCCGCAACGGATGTCCTCTCGGTGGAGGCGAACGGCGCCGTCGGCCTGGTGCCGCTGCCATCCGACCCGAAGGGCGGAGCGACGGGACAGATCTACGTCAGCGGCTCGGACACGGCGATCAAGTGGCACGACGGCACCGGTTGGAAGCGCATCACCAACTTCGCCAAGTCCGTCGCCTATACCAACTTCGACAACTACGTCGGCGCGGATGCCTGGACCAAGGTCCAGTTCAACAACGCCGACAGCAACGATCAGGGCGCCTTCATCGCGTCCAAGAACCGCTTCGTTGCCCCCGAGGCCGGGCTCTACGGCTTCAACCTCTCGCTGACCTACAAGCGCAACGGGACGAGCGCCCCGGCCGCGCTCGAGGCACAGCTCTACAGGAACGGGACGGCCGCCGGGCGTGGACGCGCCGCGGCCACCGGTACGCTGGTCGACGGCATCACGGCGGTCGACCTCGCCTCGGCCCTGAAGTTAGCGGCGAACGATTACGTCGAGGTCTACGTCCGGTTCACGGGCGCCGACGGCTACGTGGCCGCCGCCGATTCGTTCTTCGGCGCTCAGCAGATGGCGTGACCGCGCGCCGCTTACCACGCTTCCCTGCCATCGCATCGACCGGGTTCTGCGAGCCGCGCCGCGGGGCGTGAGCGCGAACACGCACGCCCCCTCTCTTTGTCATCGTGGAGACAGCCATGACCGCACCGATCGTGCGGGCGATCTTCTTCGCCCATGTCCGCGCTTCCGGCCTGTGCGGGCCGAGCCTGTCGCAGGTCGAGGTCGACGGGCTCACCGGGATTCTCGACGCCTGGGAACGGCTGGGCTGGCCCCCCGATTTGCGTCACGTCGCCTACACCCTGGCGACCGCCTGGCACGAATGCCGGCTGAACCTGGCGCTGCGCGAGGACGGCCACGGGCGCGGGCATCAGTACGGCGTGCCGATCAACGGGCGCGCCTATTACGGCCGCGGCGCCGGCCAGCTCACGTGGCTCAACAATTATCGGACCTTCGGCCGGCTGCTTGGCCTCGACCTCGTCGGCAACCCGGACCTGGCGCTCGTGCCGGAGACGAGCGCCGCCATCCTGATCATCGGCGCGCGCGACGGGCTGTTCCGCCACGGCCGGACGCTCGCCCGATTCTTCAACACGCAGACCGACGATCCGGTGGGCGCGCGGGACATCATCAACGGCGACGTGGCGAAGAACGGCGCGCTGATCGCCGGCTACCACCGGATCTTCCTGGCCTGCCTGACCGCCGCGGTGTCCCCCGAAGTACCGGTGCCATCGGTTGCCGCCCCGAGCCCGGTGTCGAAATCCTGGTGGCCGCGCCTGCGCGACGCGATCCGCCACAACATGCAGAAGGGGGTCTGACCATGGGGTTCCTCGCGCTTCTCCCGGCGCTGCTCGGCGCCGTCGGTCCGATCCTCCAGAAGGTGCTGCCCGACGAGGGTCAGCGTCTCCAGGTTCAGCTGGAGCTGCAGAAGGCGCTGATCGACCAGCAGGGCGATCTCAGCCGGGCCATGGCCGAGGTGATGAAGGCCGATGCCGGCTCCGAGAGCCCGCTGGCCCGCAACGCCCGGCCGATCACCGTGCTGTGGGCGCTGGCGATGATCACTTGGGTCGGTGTGGTCTCGCCGATGATCGGGCTTCAGGTCGAGGTGGTCGCCGCGCTCAAGGGCGTGCCGGCCGAGCTGTGGTCGCTCCTAACGGTGGGGATCGGCGCCTACATGTTGGCCCGCTCGGTGGACAAGGCCGTCCCGCACATGATCGGGCCTAAGGGCTGAGCCCCGGCGCTGTGGGAGCCGTCCGATGAAGGGCGACACTCCACCCCGAGCGGGTGCGACGCGGGCGAGCCGCAGCGATCGGAGGAACGGGGCCATGGCCGACCATCTGCCCGAGTGGATCGGGCGCCTGATCGAGCGGGTGGAGGCCACCGGCCGCCAGATGGACATGCTCGGCGGCAAGCTCGACCGGATGGACGAGAAGCTTGAGGGCGTGGCTTACCGGCGTGACATCGAGCACTTCGTTGCCCGGGAGGAGATCGAGCGGCGGATCGACAAGGCGGTCGACGGCGCCAAGGCCGAGGCCGAAAAGGGTCTCGCCGAGGTCGCCGGACAGGTGCGGGACCTGCGCCGGATCGGCTGGGGACTGGCCTCGGCCGCACTGTTGGCGTTCGGCGGGATCGTACTGGCAAAGGTCGGGCTATCGCCGCACTGAGACGAAACGCAAATCCAGCACGGTACGAGAAGGCTCCCCAGCTTCGGCCGAGGCGCCTTTCGTCATTTCGACAGCGACCTCCCAACCGTTCAGCCCTTGAGCAACTACTTGGACATCGGCCGATCTGCTGGCTCGACGGGCTTCAATCACCCGCGCGGCGCGCGCCAGCCGGCCCCCTTCGCCTCGTCCTCGCTGCAGAACATCCGCTCACCGGAGCCGTTGTCGATCGCGGTCCGCTCGTAGTCCCTCGTCCCGGGCAGGTGGTAGATCTTGTCGCCCTTGCGCGAGATGTTGCCCTTGATGGCGCAGGCGGTCTGCATGGGCGCCAGCGTGGCCGCGGGCGACTTTTCTCATCGCCGGGCGGGTCTCGACGCCGCTAGCCCGCTTGGCTCGCGTCCAGGCACTGTCCACGAATATGACGCCAATCGATCATCAGTTCGTCACCCGGCCCAGCAAGCGGCGCTGCTCCGGCGTTATACCGCCGCGGCGTCTAATCCCTGCATTCACTCGGAAAATATCGGGCACATTAACCTTCCCGTTGATACGTTCTTCGAAAACTCCGATCTCAGACAATAAATTTAAAAGGCTGTAACACGCGATCTCCGGCTCCTGATCGCCAGTGCTCAAAGCAAGATCGAGCGGAGCAGACATACCTGAATAGCGGTCCAGGATTCTGGGAATAACATCCGATCCTATCCATCTGCCAACGATCTCGTCCGGATCAGCTGGCACCAGCAAACCAGAAAGTGGAGCCAAAGCCTCTTGAACCCAAGGATAATCTTCCGAAAGTTCCGTTAACCGGTTTTCAGAGGCTTGGCGCACGCCCTGCTGTATGCCGAGATAATCAATTGCGGTCCGTCTATTATTCCCAAGATCTGCTGCGGTCTTGATGACCCTAAGAAACGTTCTAGGGGATATCTCAAGCCGACCGTCTGCCAAATGGACAGGTATCCAGGTATAAGGGCGCCCACGTTTCGCGTTTGCTCCCATGAACTGTCCAGCAAACTGCTCAAAAAGCTTCCTTTGCGCAACCTCGTCATAAGCAAGCATTGTGGGGATGCGCTCTGCTTCTAGATTTTCGTTAATGCGCAGACTGAGTTGTTGCATCAAAGACTGAAGAGCATCGCACCCACCTTCATCTCTCCAGATATGAAAATACAAAAGGCCATACAAATCGAGCGGTCGCCAACGCAGTCGAACACCACTGCCACTAATTTTAGCAGCATCAGGAAATCTAAATAAGTCCCGATTCTCTGATTGATCCGGCCGCATGAATATTTTTATCTTGACAGATCGATAGCTTCTCATTGCGAGGGCCGTTTTCAACAGACCTTGTGTTAAGGTCTGAATCCTGGGCCAATCGTCAGCAAGTTGCTCAAGTTGGTCGAAAAGAACTAGCGTTTGCCTGCCTTCCTCAAAAAGTTGCCTATCTGCAGATCGAAGCATTGATTGCAGCTCTTCAAGGTTTTCTGAAGCCCACTCCACGTATTGAGAAAATTTCTTTGGAAGTCCAGCTTCATTTGGATTCAGAATCCGGACAACGATCGCTCGCCATATTACATCGGCGGGAATGTTAGGTGGAACGCTCTCCAGTTGGATGCGCGATACGGAACCGTTTGCGCCCTCCGCATCAGCAAAGCCGAAATGAACGTTCAGGTTTTTCGATCGCAGCGCTCGAGCTCTGCCCATGTATGCAGAGCCAATAACTCTTCTGCTCCTTGGATCTGCCAATGCGCTAGCCCAGAAACTCTTCCCCATGCCACGGTTGCCAATAACTAACGCGACCTCAGGATCCAGAGCATCAGCGTGCCCCTCTGGAAAATAAATGCTGCTGGCGTCAGGAGACATGCCCGTTCCATGGGCAGCGAGTATAGGCAGATCGCGAAGAGCGCCTCTCAGGGCAGTTTGGATGTCCAACATCATTCCCCATCGGTCATCGTATCGGACTCGAGGTCCAATATGGCCCGGCAGCGCTCCAGGAAGGGCCCAAACGGCCCTCTATATACGTCGGTGTCGAGCGACGCTCTATCGCTTAAGGGATCAAAGGCTTCGTAAGCCGGATGGTGGTCCACATAAATTGCATCATGTGGCACGCCGGGCCCCGTCGCATCCGGAGCAGGATTAAACGCTCCAAGCTCGACAATGCCGTCCGCATTGAGTGTCTCTGATTCATAGATTAGTTCAGCGCACATTGAATACAGCCGCTCCCTAAATTGGCTTCGAGCAACAGCCGACGGAGGCGCCTTTGATTGAACAAACGTAATCTTTTCCCTCCAATCCTCAGCTAATTCATTTTGAGAAAAACCAGCGGTCTCGACCAAATGGGATAATATATAGCGATACCCCCTGAAAGTTTGCGGCTGATCGGTGCCAAAAAACAGTATCTCAGCGCCAAGCCACAATAGAGCGGCTGCGCTAACTTCCGCCATTCCTGCGCGAGCATCGATCAGGATAACATCGTAATCTTTTGTCGCTGAAAATCTGTCTACCATTTCACGGATTTGCTGCGCCAAGCCTTTAGGTCCAGCGGGCGTGCTGTCTTCTACCAGCGCTCTGGAAAGCTTGGCGATCATTGAAGAGGGATTTTCATCAGTGACACGACCAATGGCGGGAACCACGTCGATTGATCCCTCAGCAAAGGGGCTAACACCAATGAATTTATCTAAATCGTAATCATCGACTCCGTTTAATCCGTTCTCAATAAGATAGTCAATAGCTCCAAAATCAGGCCTAAGATCAAGATCGTCATCGCCATCCCCAGGCGGCAACATCATAAATCCGATGCCCGGAGCCTCAATATCCAAATCTATTGCAAGAACTCTTTTTCCTTTGCGCGATAAATCTGCCGCAAGAATCGCAAGCGCAGTCGAGCGTCCAACGCCTCCCTTCAAAGAAGAAAAGACAAGTCGCTTAGCGCCATTTGGCGAGGCTTGCGGAGCAAGCATCCAATCGGCGCCCACGATTCTACGATCCGCATATAGAAAATCTATTTCTGATCCGTTGTGTTGAAGTGACGCCCGACGAAGTCTCGTATCTTGCCTCAAACGTAGCGCCAAAGATCCGCCGACGATCGGCATTGGAGCAGCATAAGCTCCTAGCGCTTCACGCAAATCTTTGACTAAATCTTCGCTTTTCGCAATTTTTTCTTTAACGAAAGTCAGTCTTCCTGCACCGTCTCTGACGATGATTGCCTCTCGATCTACATCAACATGGTGCGAAGCAAGGACATCGAGCATAATGTATAAGCTGGTATCAAATCGAGCTGGCATGCTGATACCTCAAATTACAAGACGCAGAATAAGATCTTCGGCATCTTTTTTCCACGTATCACATACGGCTTGAGTTACCGGCGTGCACGTCGTTGATGCATACCTGATGTCGATGCTCCAGCTTTGGAATCGAGTGTTAAATGCCGCGCTGCCTATCTCGGTTTGAAGAGCGGCCGCAACTCTTCCAGTTGCGTAGAGCGACACAACCTGTTGAGCTTGTATTGCTAGGGCTTGAAGGCTGGGAAAGTGACCTCGTAGTGGCGTGCCTCTGAGGGGATCACCAGACCGACGACGACCATTCCGCTGTTGAGGCGGATTGGCTAGGAAATACGCTTCGATACCTGAGCTGCGCATCGCGTGTTTTAGAGCGTTCTCTCCTACAATCCCATAATGATACCCGGCGTCATCGAATTCACTGTTTTTAAGTAGATGGTCCGCCGTGCCCTGATGCCGCCAAGCAGCTAAATCGTACTGTTCACTCATACTTATGATCCATTTTGCCCAAATATTTAGATTGACCTATGTTGGTTGCGAGTAGGTTGTATCAGTACAGATGCTTGGACAGCCACTCGTCGATCAAAGCGCTGGCGTCGGACGCCAGCTCAGAGTGGTGATCAAGCGCAGTTGATCAACCTGCAGTCCCAGCGGTTCGTGCCCCTCATGGCCCGAGGCACGATGCCCTTTCGGACCCAATCGTCAAACGCGGAGATCGAACCGCGGCCGCAATAATCGGCGGACTGCTCACGTCTCGGCCCTCGAGGCAGCATGCTTAGGTGAAGCTTCATCATGTCAGGCTCCGGCACTCGCTTGGATCGGTCTTACGGAGCCTGACGCCTGGCCACTCGCCGTTCTCGTTCATGAAGATGATGCCCGCCTCTTGTAAGTGACGCCGCGTTAATACTGCATGCCTACCCCACCCGTCATGTCAGACCTCTCGCCCGTTGTCGCCTCTTGGCGCGACCAGATCGAGCGCCTGTCCGAGCACGCCTCGCCATGCCGGGATCTGCTCCCGGCGAAGTGGAAGGCGATGCACGAGAATGCGCTGGCGTTCCTCGACGAGCACGGGGCCAAGGCGCACAGAACCGGCTGGACCGCCGAGCAGCTGTTCGGCGTGCATCCGGAGCACGGCTTCCTGCGCGCGGAATATGCCGGCGCACTGATGGTCAACGACAGCTGGGTGATCGGCATCGAGCCTGCCCGGATCGTGTTCGACCGCTTCCCGGGCTACCGGACCAAGCCAGGGCAAACCTTCGGTCCGCCGGTCTGGCAGTTCACCGCCAGGGGATGCGGCTGACGATCAGCCCTGCAGGCTCTCGGCAAAATCGTCCGACACCTCGCCCCACTGGCCGAGGATCGTGACGTCCTCTAGCTCGCCGGTCTCGTCGTCGGCCACCACCTTCAGCGCCGCCACACCCGGCATCCGCCTAGGCAGGTTCTCGGCCTTCCTCAGCGCGCCGCTCTCCGTCTGCGCCGGCTCCTGGCGGGCCGGGCGCAGCTGCTTCCGATGCAGCCCGAACACCTGCACTACGAACGCCGTCTTCCATCGCCATCGTAACCCCGCTTCTGCGAAGTCGGCGCAAGGCGATGTTGCCATTCGCGTTATTCCACGCTGTCCACACCCGTCCACCACGCTTTCGGCACGGAAGCCCGAACCGGTTGAACCTCGGCGCAGTCCAGTGCTTTGTTCTTTGTCTGTTCTAGCGCACGAGGACATGGGTGCATCTCGACCGGATCGACGCGTTGCTCGTCGGCAGCCCCGATGCCGTGCGGGTCCCTCTAATCGGCCAGGCCCTCTGCGCGGGCTTCCCCAGTCCGGCCGACGACTTCCTGGAAGGCGCGCTGGAACTGCCGCGCTGGCTCGTGCCGAACCCGCCGGCGACCTTCCTGTGGCGCATTGCTGGATCGTCGATGGAAGGCGCCGGCATCTTTGACCGAGATCTCGCCTGCGTCGACCGCAGCCTCAAGCCGTCCCATGGCAGCATCGTCGTCGCGGCGGTGGACGGAGAGATGAGCTGCAAGCGCTTGGTGATCGACGGCAACGTGGCCCGGCTGGCCTTCTGCAACCCGGACCTGCCCGCCTTCGCAGTCGACGAGCTTGGCGAGGGCGTGATCTGGGGCGTGGTGCGGTTCTCGATCCGCTGGCACGTCGCCCGCGGGCAGCTGTCGTGAGCGCGCCGGCCCCGCGCCAGCGCGACCGGATCGGCGGCGGCCGTGCGGTGGCGCTGATCGACGGCAACAGCTTCTACTGCTCGTGCGAGCGCGTGTTCGATCCGAAGCTCGCCCTGGTGCCGGTGATCGTGCTGTCGAACAACGACGGCTGCGCCATCGCCCGCACGGCCGAGGCCAAGGCGCTCGGGATCCGCATGGGCGAGCCGTACTTCAAGATCCGCGACCTGTGCCGGCGGCAGGGCGTGCGCGTGTTCTCGTCGAACTACACGCTCTATGGCGACATGAGCGGGCGCACCAACGCGGTCTACCGGCAGTTCAGCCCGCGGGTGGAGATCTACTCGATCGACGAATCCTTCCTCGATCTCTCCGACGTGGCGCCGGGCCTGCGGGTGGAGCTCGCCCGGGATCTCCGCGCCACCGTGCGGAGTTGGACCGGCATACCGAGCTGCGTCGGCATCGGCCCGACCAAGACCCTGGCGAAGCTCGCCAACCACATCGCCAAGGCCGTGCCCGAGCTGCAGGGCGTGTGCGACCTGACCGACGTGGCGGCCTACGAGCACTGGCTCTGCCGGATCGGCGTCGCCGAGGTCTGGGGCATCGGCCGCGCCTCGCTCGCCAAGCTGGAGGCCATGGGCGTGGAGAGCGTCGCGGACCTGCGCGACCTCGATCCACGGCCGGTGCGCAAGGGCCTGACGGTGGTGGGCGAGCGCATCATCCACGAGCTGCGCGGGCTGGCCTGCCTGCCTCTGGAGATGGTCCCGGCCCGGCGGAAGGGCTGCGCGGTGACGCGCTCGTTCTCCGGCCGGATCGAGGATCGGGCCACGCTCGAGGAGGCGGTCTCAGCCCACGCGACGCGCCTGGGCGAGAAGCTACGGCGCGAGGGGCTGGCGACCAACCACGTCACGGTTTTCTACCACACCAGCGAGCACGACCGGGACGAACCGATGCGGTCGGTCTCGACTACGGTCACCCTGCCCGAGCACACCTCGGATACGCTGGCGCTGATCAAGGCGGCCCGGCACGGGGTGGCCCGAACCTGGCGCGAGCCCGGCGAGCGGCCGTGGCGGTATTCCAAGGCTGGCATCGTCACCAACGACCTCGTGCCGCTGTCGCACAGCCCACGAGCGCTGATCGGGCGGATGGACCGGGAGCGGTCGGAACCGCTGATGGCCGCCCTGGACGCCTGCAACGCGCGGTGGGGGCGCGGCGCCGTGGTGCCGGCTCGGGCCGGGCTAGTGGCTCGGCGCGCGTGGAACACGAAGTTCGAGATGCGGACGCCGCGCTACACGACGCAGGTCGGCGAGCTGCCGACAGCCTACGCCTGAATCCGCCGTCGGCCCGACGTCTTGCCCGCAAGCT